TTATGGATTGAAATGTGCAAAGACAATTCAGAATTACGATTACGAAGATAAAGAAGATGTAAAGAAGCTAACAAAGAGTTCCCAACGTTCATTTGAATTGATTGGAAAACACTTATTTAATTTATGGGATTAGTATGATTGACAAAACAATAAAATTAGCTGGTGAGTATCCAAGTGATTTCAAACCATCTATATCAGTACAAGAAGTACAACAATTTTTTAATGCACATAGTTTTCATAATGGCAGAATGATAGGTGGCAGTAAATCCGGATATAGGAATATGCATCCTGATGATTTAATTATATTCAATGCTAATATATTAATGCCAGGTCATGGTAAAGTATGGTATGGGGATTTAAATCTTACCGAAGATTATTTAGTATTAAAAGAAATTGCTCAAAATTTAAATACAGAGTTATATGTGTTGCGGGAATCGCATGCGAGATTTGGTGAAGAGGATAAACCAATTGATGAGTTGATTAAAAAGGCAGTATGGAATACAAGTGAAGATAACCCAACTAAAGAATGGTATTTAAACAAGCAGGATAAAAAGTATAAGAAATGAAATCAATAAAACTAACCACATTTAATGACATTGGTGATTGTGATAGACAAGATGTTAATGACCTGATTTCGGCACTCGTAAGAATGGGTTATGAAGTATGGATGACAGATGATTCCGTTTGTTTTAACTTGGGGAATGATGACGTAATAAAAGACGAAAAAGATTTAAATAAAAAAAGTGAAAAAAGTACTTGACTCTTTGGCTAGTTTATACTTATATTAAAGGCATATGAATAATCAAGAATTAGTAGATTTGATAGTAAAGACATTTGATGGTGTAATCATCGATGATTATGGTTGGGAACATTACACTATACCAAATAAGAAATATGATATTCGATTTGATGCATCTCGAATAGAATGGGCATGTGATTGTCCAGCATTTATGTACCGAAGAAAATTTAAGAAGAAGTATTGTAAACATATTATTGAGATACAGAGTAAAAAATTAGAACAACGGGTGGCAGATAGCAGAGGCCGTGCTGGTGCCAGAGTGGTCTAATGGGGTGGATTGCAAATCCATTGTTCGTCGGTTCAAATCCGACCCAGCACTCAAAATATAAACGGAGATGAAAAGTGAGAATAACAGAAATAATAACACGATTGGAAAAGATTGAACTTGAATCAGATGGTGAGGTTAATGCGATGTGTACTAAATTGATAGATGATTTGATAGAGTTTGAACTTATAGTGGATAAAGAAATACACAAGATTACAGAAAATTTGAAAACCGATGATTGGTTGGAGATGTTGTTAGCAGAGGGTATTAAATCTGGTTCAGTAGGGGAAGCTTAATGTCGGTAAAATTAATTAAAAAAAACACTTGACTCGTATAGGCAAAAAGCCTTATATTAAAGTAATAAATAAAAATTGACAAATAAACAAATAAATAAAGGAGTTAAATATGTCACAAACAATATTTGAAAAAGCAGGGGGATATGTAGTGAGTAAGGAAGTAATATATCCTTTTCAAGAAAATGTAAATTATATGGATTGTACTCACTGCCACATACCCGTAAGGAATGTGGGAGAGACTGCTACATCAGTAGTTTGTTCTCGATGTTTAATGGGACAAGTTGCTAAACAATTCCCCGAATCAATGGAGTCTATACGTACATACAAACCAACAGGACGACCAGCAGGTTGGCATTGGATGGCTGAGTTTGTAGATAAAGATGGTAACGTCTTTCATAAAGGTAAAGAGGTGAAAAAGTTAAAGGGTACATTAAAACCCACTAAGGCTTCTAAACCTAAGAAACGAATTAAACGTCGTACTAAAGATGCGATACTTGTTGCAACTTATAAAGAAAAACAAATTCTAAAAAAAGCTGCTAAGAAACAACAAGATTTTCTTAATCATATAACTGAGGATAAATAGTTATGAGTAAAAAAGTAAAAGGTCAATTCGACCATTACAAAAAATGGACTACTGACGAGGGATACACTTTCCTTGCGGAGAATAAAGAAGATGCTGAAGCGTATCTTAAAGTAACTGGTAGTGGTTCATTAGGTAAACTAAAGGAGGTCGAAGTTGGGTAGTTTAGATAAAATAATAGATTCCGTAACTTCCGCTGTGGAGACTGGAAATAGGTTTAAAGTAGGTGAAGTACTTAAAGGTGATAAACGATTGGAAGATGAGTCTTACGAAGATTTTAAAATTCGTAGGAAGGTTGAAAAGGGGTTAGTTAAGGATTATCTTAAAGGAAGATTTATTACAGATAATAAATCATCAGATGGAAAAAATGAACCATTGGTTACTAAGAGCAAAGAAGGTGGCCGACCAATATTAGAGCGTAATGTTTGAATTTTTAGTAGTATGTTTACTGATTTACATTGCAGTAAAATTAAGTGATATTAACGATAGTAATAAACCTGGATTTTAATGAATAAGGTAGTTGATTGTTTTAAACACGATAACCCAGTTATCCACAAAAAGTTAAGAGAGGTTTCAGTTGAAGAAGGACTTGAAATTGCCGCAGAACTATTTAAGATACTTAATGAACGAGGGGATGGCATCGGGTTGGCTGCTAATCAAGTTGGTATTGATGCTGCTGTTGCTGTACTTAATGTTCGCGAACCGATTATCTTAATTAACCCAAAAATACTTTCAAAAGAAAATGAGATACCTTATTATGAGGGATGTCTATCTTTCCCAAAGAAAGGTTGTCATACCAAACGATATGAAACCATACATATACAAACCGCACAGGAAGAGAGTGGTTGGGTGTTTAGTGGAGCATTAAGTGGAAGTGATGGTAAAGGTAGTTGGGAAAAACATGATGCCGAAAATGACGAATTAAGATTGTTAGAAACCATATGTGTTCAACATGAGATTGACCATTTAAATGGGTTAACAATATTTGATAGGGAAGATAAACCACAACCTATTATAAGTAAAAAGGCCGTGGGCAGGAATGAACCTTGTCCTTGTGGTAGTGGTAAGAAGTTCAAAAAATGTTGTATAGGAAAATAATATGAGAATTAGATTATGGAATAGATTTCTAAAGATGATGGATACAAAAGTTCCACTTTGGATAATCTTAGTAATAATGAATTTCTATTGGTTGACTACTTCAGTATATGATATAATTATACAAAGAGGGTTTCAACAAGCTATTATCCAAATGGAAAATGGGGAGTTGACTGTCTTAGAAGGAAGAGTTACACCAAGTGGAAGATTAAAACGAATAGAGGAATTTTTAGGAATGCCTCGTTCATTAACAGATGATAAACCAATCGTAAGGAAGAATAAATAATGGCTGGATTCAAAGGTAGACCAAGTAACAAAAGACCAATAGTTGAAGCAATTAGACGCAAGTGTGTTGGTTGTGGTAAAATTAAAGAAGTTAAATTTAAAAAATATTGGATACCATCTTATTCAGATTTAAGTGAGATACCCGTATATTTAAAGAATGGCCCGAAAACCAATCGGTTAGAACGTAAGGGTGCGATAGTTAAATACTATTGTGAATATGAGTGTTATCAAGAACATTTATAAATGAGTAAGAAGAAATCAATCTACGATTCGGGTACAACCAAAGGTTCAGCACCAAGAACATCAGACAAGAAAAGGTATGATGATAATTGGGAGAAAATCTTTGGTAAGAAAGAAAACTCATCAACACCCAATCCATATGGTGATGATGATTTTGCAACACCAACAGAATCGAGTGGAAGTGTTAAACATTTCGCGGATGGGTTTCACGAAGGCAACTGGCAAGATGATTGAAAAAATAAAATCCATTTTGGGTAAACTTCGTAATATGTATTTTATGTACCAATACGGAAAACACTTACAAAAACGAATCGAGAAAAACGATTTCGGAAGGAGACCTGAATATTAATGCAAACATTTTTACCATATAGTGATTTTGAAAAATCAGCCAAAGTATTAGATTGGCGTAGACTTGGTAAACAACGAGTTGAGGGTATGCAGATTTTAAATGCTATCGAACAGAAACCAAGAAAAGATGGGAAACCATATAAGGGGTGGGTTAATCATCCTTGTAGTGTTATGTGGAAAGCATATGTACCAGCATTAAAACACTATACTAATATTATTATTACAGAGTGGATTAATCGTGGATACAATAACAATATGAAATTCTATGCTGTTGATGATTTAGTAATACCACATTGGATAGGTGATGAGCGAATACATTCATCACACAGAGCTAACCTATTAAGAAAAGATTTTGAGTGGTATGGACAGTATGGTTGGGATGAAGGTCTCAAAGATGTAGAAACTGCACCCTATGTGTGGCATGATATTGAGGGTAAGTTTTATGAACAATTGATAGGAACGGGAGTTAGAAACTATTTATGATTTACAAACAAGGTTTAATAATAAACCACTAAACAAACAAGGAGTACAGGTTATGTATTTTGAAACACAAGTAATATTTACAGAAGAAATCCCAACGAAGAATGGAGTACGAGAAAAGAAAACTCGTAGAGCATTTTTAGTTGAGTGTGATTCTGTATCAGTAGCAGAAGCAAAGGTAAATGAAACATTAAAAGATTCACCATATCCCTTTGAAGTTAAAGTAGCAAAAGAATCTAAAATTGTAGAGGTAATTTAGTGAAACCAGATAAAGTAGAGATGGTATTTGATATCATAATTACAAGTCTTAAACTTGGAGCAGGATGTATATTACTATATGTGATGTATCAGTTCACTCAAGGTATGGGAGCATGGGTTGAATTAGATAGGATTACGAGATGATGGGTTATTACAAATCTAATATAGGAGTTGAACATGAGTTATAAAGGTTGGGATACTATGTTAGGATTGTTTGGTGCTGGACTTATAATATTGGCAACACTATTATTTTTTGTTCCTTTTTGGGCATTGTGGAATTGGATAATGCCTGTATTTGGATTACCAACATTGACGATTTTACAGAGTATAGGATTATACTTATTATTGAAACTTGTGATATTTACACCTACAACAAAGGAGTAACGAAATGTCACTTGCGGAAATAAAGAAAAAATTAGAAAAAGCCTACAATGAAGAGGATTGGGGTATAGTAGAAGATTTATTAGAAACATTATCATATGAAGTTGAAATCGAAGGCGAAGGTTTTTGGGGTGATGACGATGATGATGTGGAAAATGATTAAGTAGTATGGGGCTGCTTGGTATCGACAGGTGTTATTTGACACTTGGGTGCAACGGAGTTTGAACAAGACTCGCTACAAAAGGTTCACTTTGATTAATTGGCACACAAGCTAATTTAACTTACGCTTACGCGTAACATCTTACTTATGACACCGATAGTAAGATAAGATGTCGACATCGGTAGACCACTCTTTTTATAGGTTGGAGTTAAACTTAATCTTTCAGTTAAGCCATTCTGTGTAAAATGGTGAAGTGGGTTGGAGATAACTACTTATTTGGAATCTCACTAAGTTGTGAATGACCCTTTGGAAAAAGCAGACTGGACGCGGGTTCGACTCCCGCCAGCTCCACAAAACAATAAAAAATGAAAAGGTTATATTTAAAATGGTAGAATATATTTTGTTAGGTATTCTTGCTCCTGTAGTTCTCAATCTAATGCACTTATTGGTTGGGATATATGTGGTGGTACAAAGAGGTAGTGTAATGTCATTAGGATTTTCTGGCATAAGTTTCTTAACTAAAACAATCGGAATGATGCTTCTAACTTGGGTAGGGGTAAGTAAATTAAACTTAGACGTTCAGATATTTGTGCCAATGTTGGCATTCTTTTGGTTCTTTACTCATATAGTAGAAGCCTTTGTGATACAACATTACATAGATGAAAATCAATCTGAATATATTAAAGGGATACAAATAAAATGAATTTTAACAAGTTAGCTAGATATTTATATACGAGTGGAAATGACGATTCATATGAATCAGTAATGAAAAATATAAGAACATATTCAAGTTTGGCTTTTATAGCCTTAGTGATATTTAATGGTTTCGTATGGACAACGATTTTTGATAATTACAAGAGTTTTCATCAAGAAACTTTGGTGAACTTGAAAGAGGATAATCAGAAACTAAACAATTTAGTTTCGGAACATAACCTTGAGGGGATGGATGTGGTAGTAACGATGTATCATCCAGTTTCGTATCAAACAGACTCCACACCGAACATTCTCGCGGATGGAACGCGAATACGGGTACACAAAGCTAGTGAGTACCGATACATAGCGGTTAGTAGGAATCTTTTGAAACGCTGGGGTGGTTGGTTAGATTACGGCGACTTTATTCTCTTAAAGGGAACTGACGGTAAAGATGGTATGTACCAAGTAAAAGATACAATGAACGCAAGATTTGTAAATCGTATAGACATCTTGGAATCACCAGGTACAAAACCATACAAGTTCGATATTGCTCAAATATCAAGAGTGCCAGATGATACTTTTGTGTCATACAACAATAAATAAAAAATAAAAAATACAACAGGTAATAAATGAAAAAATGGTTTTATGAGAGAAGTAAGTTCTCTGAGTTTAAATCAAATACGACTTATCATAAGTTGTTAGAGATGTCAGTAGAGGATTTCAATGAGTGGGCACGATTGCTAAGACAAGAAGTAACTACTCAATGGGATGAGTATGGAACACCACCTGTAATCGGTAGAGATGAAGATGGTATTATTCAAAAATTCAAAAAATTAAAAGACAATCCTTGTAATTATTTAATTGAAGATAATACTGGTGATGATGAATCACTTGGTATAATTAAAAACTTCAATAAAGATGCAAGTAGTGTTAATCAATTCTTCCCAACAATGTTAAAAACAAAAATCAGTATTGGTGCATCAGCCGATAATGGATTATCTATATACGACCACTTTGGTGACCCAGAGTTAGAAGATAAGTTTGTTCACATTATGCGTAGAGCAGTAAAGAAAGATTCTATGTATAGTTGGAGTAGAAGTATTGTAACCAAGAAAGATGAGAATCCATTTTGGAATGGACAGACTGGTAAAGAGTTTATTAGAGATGTACACGAGGGTAAAGTGTTTACTGGTAAATACAAAGATACAGGTATTGTACTTGCAAGAGTAAAAGAAAATACTGTCGGTAATTATGGTACAATGAATGAAGAGTTTAAAGGACATGGAAATGTTTATTTAACTGCAGAGGAAGTACAAGAGTGTAAAGATAGTGGTTACTTGAATGATACACAATTAAGTAACATACCAGATATAGTTTCAAGCGAAACGAGTAAGACTGGTAATGTAACTAAGTTCTTATATTTGATTAGACATTATGACAAAACTATCGGAATCTTTCCAAAGATATTACAAGTGTTTAGATTAGCGTGTGGACAACCTGCAGTAAACTTTCCACCATTAACTGCTAAACTTTTGTATGAAAAATTTACAAATCATATAGAAAATCAAGAACAAAAATTTCATATCTATGACCCATCCGCAGGTTGGGGTGGTAGAATATTAGGAGCAATGAGTTCTCGTAAGAATATTCATTATGTAGGTACAGACCCTAACCCAGATAACTTAGGTAGATATCAAGCAGTTGCTGATTTCTATAATAGTAATTGTGTTGATGATTTTTCTGATAACTTCAATAAGTTTTTTGATGTAGAGAAACAATCAAACACGTATGAAGTATTTAGTGATGGGAGTGAATTAATATCTAACAATCCAGCATTTCAAAAATATAAAGGTAAGTTGGATGTAGTATTTACTTCGCCACCATACTTTAATCGTGAACAATATTCCCAAGATGAGAATCAGTCGTTCAAAGCCTATAGTGAGTATCAAGACTGGAGAGATAACTTCTTAGAACCCACTTTACGAACTGCGTATGAGTATCTCAAACGAGATAGATATATCCTTTGGAACATCGCTAGTATAAAGATAGGAGCAAATACCTACTATGATTTAGAGGGTGATAGTAGAAAAATATTAGAAGAGCTTGGTTGTGAGTATAAAGGAAAGCTAAAAATGTTAATGACAAGGATGATTGGCTTAGACCCAAGTAAGACTGGAATATTAAATTCAGTACAATATGATAATAATGTTTATAAATTTGAACCTATATTTGTGTACTATAAAAGATGATAATAATTAAAGCAAACTCACCAACAGATGCTTGGATACAATCACACGAGTATCTTTTAGCAAATGGTAACAAAGATGTGATGAATGAAAGTATTAATATGTCGGTAGAGATAGAAGATAACTTCGATGTCGATATAAAATTTGATGGAGTATTCAGAGAAATCTTTGGTGATGATAGAATAGATTATGCAAGTTCAGTTACATTTGTTAAACCAACAGAACATCCGTTTATGGATGAGTTACAATACAAACAGAATGATATCAAAGTAAAGTGGAATAAAACTTATTGGGGTAGAATGATTAATTGGGATAATAGTTTTAATCAAATAGAACAAGTTATTAAAAGATTAAAAGAACATAAGAATAGTAAAACAATTGCAATGAGTATCTATGACCCAAAATCAGATGGTAGAAAAACTATGAGTGGAATGCCATGTTTATTATCGATAGATTTAAAACCACGAAAAGATGGATTGTATTTAACAGCATTCTTTCGTAGTATGAGAATTAGTAAAAGTGGTTATGCTGATTGGATGGCGTTGTGTGAATTAGGTAAGTTCTTATGTGAACAAGCAAATTTAAAATTAAAACGAGTTACCACAATTGGCGGTTCGGTACATATTGGGGATATGAATAACGAAAAGAAAAATGTGAGGGAGTTGCTTAGTGTGTGGAATAGTTAGTACTATTGGTTATACAGAAGATGATGTAGAGGTGATGTTACAGGAGATTGAACATCGAGGTAGAGACAACAGAGAAATTTATCAGAGTGGTAATGTTATACTTGGACATAATCGTTTAAGTATTAATGATGTTAGTTCAGATGGGAATCAACCATTCGTATGGAATGATTATGCACTTGTAGTTAATGGTGAGATATGGAACTATCCACAATTAAGAAAAGAATATGAAGAACGAGGTTATAGATTTTTTAGTAATAGTGATTCGGAAATAATTTTATATTTGTATAAGGAGAATGAGTTACCAAGATTAGATGGTATGTTTAGTTTTGCACTACACGATACAATGACTAATCAATTAATTCTATCGAGAGATTGGGTTGGTAAGATACCATTATATATTTACAATAATGATACGAATATTATAGTAGCATCTGAAATGAAATCCATACTAAAAATATTACCACAAGCAGAATGTAAGTTTGTACCAAAAAATTCGGTGGTTACAATAGGAACTGAAACTGGAACAATACATATTGAGAAAGATTATTATTTTAGTTTTTCGAAATATGAAGTAAAAGAATTTGACCAAGATGAAGTGAATAAAAAAACATATGAGTTATTGGATAACGCTATTGAAAAAAGATTATTAAGTGATGTTAAGGTTGCAACTTGTTTGAGTGGTGGAATTGATTCAAGTGTGATTACTTATTTGTTAAGTAAGAAAGTACCTGATATAGTATCTTATACAGTCAAGTTCGATGAAGATTCAAGAGATTTAATGTTTGCAAGAATGGTTGCAAAACATATTGATGTACCATTGGTTGAGGTTGAGATACCAAGAGACCCAGAAGAAATAAAAAGAAAATTTTTAGAAACAATTAGGGTTATAGAATATCCATCAACAGTCCAAATGGAAGTTGGTATTTTACAAAGTTATGTTGCAGAACAAATGGCAAAGGATGGGGTTAAGGTTGCGTTTAGTGGGGAAGGTTCTGATGAGGCGTATGGTTCATATGGTATGGTAAGAATGTTCAGTAAGAAACCTGACTGGAGTGATGTAAGAAAAAAGATGTTTGAAAAACAATACTATGGTAATTTACTTCGTGGTAATAATATTTTTATGAACTATGGAACAATCGAATTAAGATGTCCATTCTTCGATTTGGATTTTTTAAATTACACCACAAACTTGAATCAGCCAGTATTGGATAATGGTGGTAACCAATGGAAGAAACCACTTGCTGAAGCATTTCGTGGCCACTTACCAGATGAAGTATGTGACCAAGAGAAAAGAGCATTTCAAAAGGGAACAAACTTTAAAGACTATATAGAAGATTTAATTCTTAATGATAGAGATTTAAATTTTAGAAATAGAAAAAAACTATTTCATTGTATAGGAGATAACTTTGAAAAAATATTTGGTTTCAAACATAAAGGTATGAGAGATACTTTGAGTGGAACTGAAAGTGGATTTAATAAATGGGCATGATAGAAACACCAATAGAAACCTATAAACTAAGTGGTATTGATGTAGATGTTAAACGAGATGATTTAGTTGGTGATGGTATTAATTATCCACGATGGGCAAAGATAGATGGTATCCGAAGAATATTAGAGAGTGCTGATATAGATAAAACAAAACCACTAACACATTTATCAGTATATGGAAGTTGGACAGGTTGGGTACTGAGTGGTTTATGTAAAGAATATGGAATAGAATTTATTTCTGCTTATCCAGATACCCAAAGGTTTCCACAAATATTATTAGAAAGAGTTGTGGGTAATGGGGGAACTCTACATCCTATGAGACCCAACATGATGGCGTTTATGCAAAATAAATTAAACACCCAAGCAAAAGAAAATGGTTGGCAACAATTACCATACGCGTTTAATCATCCAGCATATATTAATTACATGGGTGAGAGAATGAAACAAGTTTTAGAAGAAAATGAATATGATAATCTTATAGTTAGTATCGGAAGTGGTGTTACTGCAAGTGGATTAATAAAAGAGTTTTTAGAATACAATGATGATTGGTGGAAATTATCTGCCAAATCAAAAAAAGTTTATTCAATCACGATGAGTGCATTCTCATCAACAAAAAAGATTTTAAATGAGAATCACGCAGGTGATTTAAAAAACATACTACTCGAAAAATCACCATATGCATTTGATGATATGATGGATGACTATAAAGTACCATTTGATTGTAACGAATTTTGGGACAAGAAACAATGGTATTGGTTAGAGAATAATATACAGAACTTAAAAGGTAAAACCTTATTTTGGAATATCGGCGGTTCTTATTTAAATTCAATAAAATGAAAAAAACACTTGACTTGTATAGGGAAAAAGCCTTATATTAAGTCATACTAAAATTGGAGATATATAAATAATATGAAGAGTTTAACAGCAGAAAAAATACAAGAGAATTACAACTCACTGCGAAATATTATCACTATGAATTTCTCGGGTGAACGACTTGAGAAATTAAATAAGATGTATGATTATTTCGAGGATAGGATGATGTTAGCACCAGCAAGTGCAAAGGAACATTATCACAATGCTATGGTGGGTGGATATGTAGAACACGTATTACACATTGTAGATTTTTCACAATCAGTAAAAAAGTTGTGGGAAGAAAAGGGAGCAGAAATTGATTTTACAGATGAAGAATTAATCTTTGCTGCATTACATCACGACTTAGGTAAAGTAGGTAATTTAGATTATGATTACTATATACCAAATGAATCAGATTGGCATAGGAAGAATCAAGGTAAGATTTATACACACAACCCTGAATTACCTTATATGACAGTAACGGATAGAGCATTTTATTTACTTCAACATTTTCAAATACCTTTAACAGAAAACGAATATATGGGTTTAATGTTAACAGATGGGATGTATGAAGATGCAAATAAAAAATACTTAATGACGTTCTTACCAGAGACTGGATTACGAAGTCATATATCACGAATATTACACCAAGCAGATATGATGGCAACATTTATAGAATCTGATGAATGGAAGCGTGGAGATAAAAAAGAAACTAAACGAGTTGCTAAATCAGTTGGTAACATCAAAAATGCAGTTGCAACAGAAGTTGATACTAAACTCAAAGGTGAAAATGCTAAAGAGTTATTTAACGAGTTGTTTGGAGATAAATAATGGTAGTAGAAATATTGCTTGGGGTATTTGTAATAGTTTGTATAGCCCTAAGTTGGACAACATATAATCAAATACAAAAAGTAGAAAGGTTAGAAGATTGGGTTGAGAACTTCTCGGCACAAATTATTTTAACACAACGAACACTTGCAGAATTAGATTCTGAGGGTAAGTTTGAATCCGATGATGATATCGGAACAGTCTTTACAGCAATTAAAGATACGGTCAATGATTTAAATAAATTAACAATAGAGGATATATAAATGCCACCAAAAGCAAAAAAGACATCACCACGATATTACTTTCATCAAGGAACTGAAGATGCAATCGTCAGATTGAATAAAGAAACTCGTGCTCATATGAAACAACGAATTTACAATGAACATATTCGCACACCATTTGAGAAACTTGCTGAGAATATAATTCATACATTTAAATTTTATTACTTTGATGTTCCATCGGATGATGTGAAACACGAAGTGGTATCATTCTTATATATGAACATCCACAAATTTGCTGAAGGTAAGGGAAAAGCTTTTTCATACTTTAGTATTGTTGCTAAGAATTATTTAATTTTACATAACAACAATAACTACAAGAAGATGAAACAACATGATTCTGAAGATGTAATGGATTATAAAAGAGACCCTGTCGGAGAACTTCGAGGTAAGGAATCTAAATCTATGGCAATGGAATATATAGAACAACTTGCGGATTATTGGAGAAATAATTTAACAACAGTCTTTAAACGAAAGAAAGATTTGGATGTTGCTAATTCTGTAGTGGAGTTAATTGATATGAGACATAATATTGATAACTTTAATAAGAAAGCATTATACATTCTTATTCGTGAGATGACGGGTTCTAATACACAACACATTACTCGTGTAATTAATGTGATGAAGAAACATCATAATAATCTACACAAGGCTTATGTAGCTACTGGTTCAGTTGATACTAAACGAACTGGTAGTTGGTTTGAGTGAAACTCTATAAACAAGATTGGGATTATCGGAAAATAAATACCGATGAATATCCACAATTAAAAGCGATTACATCACAACCAAATTCTTTTTGGATAATAAGTAATCCTAAAAAACCACTCAAACGAGTTACAACAAGAATACGAAGATTATGTAGAAGAGCACATCCATACCAACCTATTATAGTTTTATATGCTATACCTGGTAGAGATGTAGGTGGACATTCAAAGGGTGGGTTATCTGATAAACAATATATAAAATATATTGGAGATATTGCAAAAGGTATTGGTTCATATAAACCAATAGTAATATTCGAACCTGATGCTATTCCACATATGAGAAGGATGAATTTCTTTCAACGAACAAGTCGAACAAGGTTAATCAGAAAATCTTTAAAACTCTTATCACAATGTAGTGCACAAATTTATCTTGATATAGGACATCCCAATTGGTTAAAGGTTGGAGATGCGTCTACTTATTTAAATCTTTTTAATGATAATAAGATAAAAGGCTTTTCAGTTAATGTAAGTAACTTTGTTACTACGGATAAATGTATTCGATGGGGTGATAAAGTTTCCGATAGAACCGATTTAAATTATATTATAGATACATCAAGGAATGGTACTGAAGTATGGGAAACCTTTAATCCAGAAGAAATGAAACTTGGAGAAAAACCAACAATCAGAACTTCATCAAGAAGTTGTGATGCTTATCTTTGGATTAAAACACCAGGTGAAAGTGATGGTGCCGTAAATGGTTGGCCTAAAGCTGGTAGATTTGATGCTGAAAAAACCTTATCTCTTATAAACTAAAAAGGGAGAGCCGGATAAGCTCCCCCTTAGTTATCTATCCGATATAGTACTACTTACGGAATAAACCCACCAACACCAATAAAGCTACTAATCCAGCGAAACCTGATTCGCCAAAATTATTAATTATTGCTGTTAGGTTACCAATAACATTAACGCCGAAAATACCGCTTCCGAATATTACTTCAGAAACCGCACCAATGGCTACAAACGACATAAGTAGTTGAGCAATGTCATCTACCCAGCCTTTTACGAGTGTTATGATTTCCTTCATATGGTTATATCTCCCGTTAGTTAATCAATTAGTCGGAAATTGTTACCGACATAATATAACTATTGTATATATTAGGAAATATTTTTGGGTATATATTTATATACACCAATTTTTTAAGAATTTGATATTTATTATTGTAACAATATAGGTAGAATTATGGCAATAGACTTTGAAGTATTCGAGGGAAAAACTTTATCAGATGTATTTAAAGACATTTATGATAACTCAAACAAAAACAAAATTCAATTAGAAGTTCTAATGAAAGAGGTAGTTGGGTTCATCAAGGATGGTGATACCGCTGTGCAGATAATTCCTATGTTGAAAGAGTATTTAGAAATCAACGTAAAGAACGATGAACAACTTGTTAAGTTAGCAACCATTGTACAGAGAATGGCAACTGCTAATAGTAAAGGTGATGATGATGATAACTTTATGTTGAGTGATAGAGAAAAAGAACAATTAATGAATAATATTAAAAGCACGGTCGAGGAACTTCAAGACCATTCGGATAACATAACTGCAAAATTAGATAATTAATGTCGTATAATATAAAACCAAATGTTGGGACTAAATCAGGTCCAATCATGGGTAATAGAGTACAAAATGTTGAATCTACTTTACGATTAATAAAAGAAATATCATCTGAAGATGGTAAGTTTTATGAGTTAGAACCTTTAGAAATATTAGAGGTACATTTAGATGATACAAAAAACTCTTTCCCACAAGGGAGTGATGGGCCCGATTATACTTATCTCGGTGGGGTAAAGGGTAGGTTTGTAATTTCTGAAGTTGGATTAAACATTGATAAGTTAAATGATTATAAACCATTGAATCCACAGATTCAAACAACACCAATAATTGGTGAGATTGTAATTGGTGTAAAGTATCTTGGGCAATTATTTTATACAACCCAAATAAACTTTTTTGGTAATCCAAATTTTAATACACAACATGGATTGAGTAAAGGTAAATCAAAAGATACCTTAGTATCAGAAAAAATAGATACTGCAAATGAACAAGATGACACTTCAGTAAATCTCGGATACTATATGACAGCAGATGCTGATGCAAGAAAAATTTTACCAAGTGAGGGTGATGTTATTATTGAGGGTAGATTTGGAAACACTATCAGATTGGGTAGTGATATTAAAAATGAAAATCTGGAATCCCCAAATATTATTTTAAACGCCGGACAAACTAAAGAGGGTGATAAGAAAGTACCAATTAAAGAAGTAATCGATACAGATGGTTCGAGTGTATATATCACTACTAATCAACCATTAGAATTTACACCTGGTACTGCAAGTCAATTAACACCACCACCATATGAGGGTAAAAACATTTTACTAAGTTCGGATAGAATTATTTTTAATACAAAGAATGGTGGAGATATTGGATTGTTTAGTAACAATAACATTTCCTTAACAGCAGCAAAAGAAGTTGTTATTGAATCTCCTGTAACTAAGATTGGTAGTATTCAAGCAACAGAACCAATGGTATTGGGAGCAATACTTGAATCAAAATTAAATGATATCTTAACATTAATTGAAACTGGTTTGTTAGCACCAACAGGACCCGTAATTGTTGGACCTGGTGCACCAATATTAGCAAGTTTAAAATCCACCTTGGCTCAAATAAAAAGTCCAAATAATGTGGTAGAGTAATGAAGAAGAATGGAATAGAATTTCAGAGGAAAATATGAGTTGGGATATATTTAGAGCTGAGTATAAACAAGGTATAGACGCAGGTGATGATATGGCTAAAGTAATTGCCGAATCATATGATAAATGTGTTAAGACTGGAATGACAATTGGTACGGCACCACCCGCTCCATTAGCTAGTGGTAATGTGGCAGGATTAGAAGTAATGTTGAAATTGTGTTTTTCATCTTATGGTGTAACACCATTTCCAATCCAACTTGATAATGGATTAAAATTATATTGGTTGGGTGGAGTTACGGCATCGGGTTCGACTGTAATCGTACCAGGAATAACTGCAGGATATGTTCCAATGGGAGCAGCAAATGCAACAATAGAAGATTTTATAGAACAATTAATAATGAGTTTTAAAAACCACATGGGACAGGTAAGTGGATTATTTCCATCAGCACCAGCACCTTTACCATTTGCAGGTTACAATGTACCAGGATAAAGGAGTTAGAAATGACTAAAAAAGAATTAGTAAAAATAATACAAGAAGTTGTGCGTAGAGAAGTACAAAAAGAGGTCAAACAGATATTTATTACTGAGGGAATAAATAGTTTGAAAGCTAAACGTACTACTCTCAAATCAACCGCACCAATCGTGAAGAAGAAACCGATTCAAAAGAAAGTTGTAAAAAAACGAGACCCCGTTAACTATACATCAAACGAATCATTAAACAGCATTCTAAATGAGACTGTTGGGTTAGGTAAAGGGGATACTGATGAGTATCCAACAATGGGTGGTGGAGTATTTGATTCAACACGAGCAACGGAACTATTAGGTTATGGGGAAGGTGGTCTTGGTGGAGATAAAGAAACTGCTAGAAAAGTTGGAGCAGTACAAACGATGAAACAAGCAGGAGTTTCTTCAGACCAATTACCTGAGAGTTTAGTTAACGCGTTGACAAAAGATTATAGTAAATTAATGAAACATGATAAGATGAAGAGTAACAAATAATGCCAGAAAATGTAAACTTAACCAATAACCCATCTGTCACACAGATTAATGAAGATGAAGATTCATTCTTCGGGTGTACATTTCCGTTAACATATAAGGGAGATAATGTTGGATTTTTTCCAAGAGCTAAAACGGTCAAGGAACAAGCATTTTCTAATATTAAAAATTTATTGTTAACTCAAAAAGGTGAACGCGTAGGTCAACCTAATTTTGGTAGTAACTTACCATCATTATTATTTGAACAAGTTGGTGAAGATTTAAGTGATAGGATTGAAGAAGCAATCCACGAAGCTTTAGAAGCATGGTTACCTTATATAAAAGCACAAAATGTTTTTGTGGTACAAGATAAACAAAACCCAAACCAAGTAGTGGTTACTTTAGAATTTGTCGTAACTGTCGATGACCCTGATTCCCCAGAAACGATAACATTCAATTTTAACTCAGGAGGATAACAATGGCTAATGATGTAGATTATGGGCTAAGTAATAAAAAAGAAAAAAGAGATATTAGATATATTGGTAGGGAGTTTACGTCCATAAGAGCTAATTTATTAGAATACGCTAAATCTTATTATCCAACTGCATATAATGATTTCAATGAATCTTCACCAGGTATGATGTTTATTGAAATGGCAGCATATGTTGGTGATACATTATCTTTTTATATCGATACACAATATCGAGAAACACTATTACATGCTGCGGAAGAAAAGAAAAATATTTATAAGATTGCACAATCATTTGGGTATAAACCAAAACTATCTCATCCAGCATCAGTACTTTCAGAAATAACAATTGAAGTACCAGCAGAAGATGATGGTACAGATGTAACACCTGATTTAGATTATGCATTAATGGTTAACGCTGATAGTTTATTCTCATCAAAGACAGGTAGAACTTTTAGATTGTTAGATGATGTTAATTTTAAAACATCTTCATCACTTGATTCGCGAGTAGAAAAAATATCACAATATGATAGTGACACACCAACACACTTTACATTAACTAAAAAATGTTTATTAGAATCTGGTACAAAAACTTCCGAGAATTTTACATTTGGGGAAGGGATTAAATTTGATAAAGTTATTTTAAGTAAAGAACGAGTAATACAGATTTTAAGTATGGTTGATGATGATGGGAATACTTGGCATGAAGTTCCTTTCTTAGCACAAGATACAGTCTTTTCATCAGCAGAAAATAACGCAACAACCACACCGGATGTTTCTGCTAACGCTGCAGATGCACCTTATATGTTAAAGTTAATTAAAACTGCAAACAGATTTACAACCTATACAAGAAGTGATGGTAAATCAGAATTGAGATTTGGAGCAGGAACATCTACAAATGCAGATGAAGAATTAGTTCCAAACCCAGACAATGTTGGTTCATCATTAGGAACTGGTGTTAGTAAACTTGATGCATCATTTGACCCAAGTAACTTTTTAAAAACAAAAGCTTTTGGACAAGCACCAAGTAATATTACATTGACTGTGAATTATACATATGGTGGAGCAATAGAAGATAATATTCTTTCAGGTGAATTGAAAAATAATGATAGTCTTTCTACAACATTAAATGAAGAGGGATTAGATGCTGATAGTGTAAAAGATGTTAAGACGAGTATTAGTATTACGAATAAAGAACCTGCAACTGGTGGAAGTAGTGGTGAATCTGCAGAAGAAATTAGACAGAATGCATTAGCATATTTTAATTCACAAAATAGAGCAGTTACTAAAGAAGATTATATAACAAGAGTTTATTCATTACCACAGAAGTATGGTAATGTTGCTAAAGTACATATTGTACAAGATGAACAATTAGAACAGAATACTCAAACTATTGTAAAGGATGGTAAGATTGTTAGAGAGAAAAACATAACAACAATACCTAATCCATTAGCATTAAATATGTATGTATTGGGATATGATAGGAATAGAAAGTTAGTTGCATTGAATGCAGCAGTTAAACAAAATCTTAGAGTTTACTTATCACAATATAGAATACTAACTGATGCAATAAATATTAAAGATGGTTACACAATTAATATTGGTGCGAGATTTTCAATTATTACTCAAAGAGGATTTAATAAAAATTCAGTACTATTAAAATGTATTGATGCCGTAAAGAATCATTTTAATATTCAAAAGTGGCAAATTAATCAACCGATAATTTTAAGTGATATTGCATATACAATATCGTTAGTTGACGGAGTTGCAAGTGTTGTTCCACCCGAAGATGATAATCCACAAAAACAAATGGTGGTTGTCGAGAACAAGTGGAGAACTGAGAATGGATATAGTGGACACGTATATGATTTACAATCAGCAACAAAAGATGGAATTATTTACTCATCACTTGACCCAAGTATATTTGAACTTAAATTCCCCAATTTAGATATTGAGGGTAGAGTAGTAGGAGATATTTAATGTTTTATTTTGAATACCCAATAACAGATACAACAATTTATCAAGGCAATATCACATCTTCAATTAATACAGGTTTAGATGAGATATTAGAGGTTTCAAAAAATGTTAATTCTTCAGGTACAACAATTAGTGTATCAAGAGCATTATTAAAATTTGATTATAGTTATATCTCATCATCCGTAGCAAGTGGAATAATACCAGTTGGTGCAAAATATTTTTTAAACTTATATGATGCAACTTCAACAGAACTTGCTACCGAACAAACATTAGAAACCTATATGGTTAGTGGAAGTTGGACTGGTGGAACAGGAACATTAGATAGAGACCCTGTATTAAGTGATGGTGCGAGTTGGAAGTATCGTGATAATGATACCGAGAAAACTGAATGGGTTAGTGGTAGTACAACACAAGGTGGTACTTGGTACACTTCAAGTTTAGATAGCTCATATAATGTTTCATCATCATTTGATTTAGTTTATGAAACACGAGATATAAGAATGGATGTAACAGATTTAGTTAAGAATCATATCTATTCAAGTTCAGTATTTCCAAATGATGGATTTATTGTAAAAAGAAATAATACAGCAACCAGTCAAAGTTTATATTCTATATTTGACCCCACAACAGCAACTGGTTCTGCAGAGGGAAATTCAACACCACTTGGTAATTTGAAATTCTTTTCAAGAGAAACCCACACAATCTTTCCGCCAAAGTTAGAAGTGGAGTGGGATGATTCATCATGGAACACAGGAAGTTTGGGTGAATTAGCAGCAACTGATTTAGATAGGTTGACAGTTTACTTTCAAAACATGAGGCCTGAATACAAAGAGAAATCAAAAGTAAAGTTTAGAGTTGTGGGTAGAGAATTATATCCAACAAGAGGATTTGAGACAACTCCCGCAGCATTAACAATTAAAACTTTACCACAAGGTACTACTGCAATGGGACAAGGTACATATTATTCAGTAAAGGATGCTCATACCGAGGATGTAATAATACCATTTAGTACAGGCTCAATAGTTAGTTGTGATTCAAGTGGTAATTACTTTAATGTATGGATGGATGGTTTCCAACCCGAAAGATTTTATAGATTTGAAGTTAAGGTCGTTAGTGGTAGTGGTGTGAATCAAACTTCTATGATATACGATGATGATTATGAATTTAAAGTGGTGAGGTAAAATGCCTTTAACGTATGAACAGGCTAAGAGTAAAGATTTTTATCGCAATGTACAAGATGCGGATGAACAAAAACATTTAAAAGCCGTTGAAGAAGAAAAGAATAGAGCTGCAATAAGTGGTTCTGCAATTGATGCTTTAAATCCGTTACGAGATGAAAATGGTTTCTTGTTATCTTACGAGGACCCAAAAAAACCAGGACAAACTTTAACGGAAGATTATCAATATGTTCGACTCAATGTTGAGCAAAAATCTGCAACAACGGGAGATACGATTAGACACTTCGGGGATGATTTACAATTTTTAGAAATTATGCCGAGGGAAATCGAAGAACCAATTATGACTGAAGCAGAACTCAACTTGATGAAAACAGATTTAAGAAGTAAAATAGAAGAGCAAGATATACTCAATCAAACATTAGATGTAACTATGAAACAATTACAAAATTCAATTGCAGTTACGAATGAACTTCCAGAGCCATATCCAAATGTGGAAGAAGAACTTGCAAATATTCAAGCGAACAAAGAAGAAATTAGTGAACGAGCTAAAAATGCTAGTGGATTACTTGATAGTGAGAAACAAGGTAAAAAATCTGCAGATGCAGTTGCAGATATATTAGCAAAAACGACTGGGGATTAATGAATGTTACAATTTGGCTTAACTGAAAAAGATAGAGAACAATTAGAATATCCAAAAAGATTGTTTAGTGGTTTTGGTAGAGACCCTAATGATTTTATACATTTCTATGTCTATGATATGGAAGATACATTATTGGAAGATGATATTCTTAGTACGGGTGATGTATTATTCCGTAATGATAATACAATTGATTTAGATATTGGTGGCCACATCAGAGATTTAGGATATGATTCAGGTGAGTTCAAAGTAAAGTATCTTTTCCTTAGAAGATTAGCTGGACAAAAGAAAACCATTATGGTGAACGATGAGGGATACATCAATATGGGAAAAATATCCACTAAGGTTATCAATGGCAAAACAAGATTTTTCAAAGGTGGGGAAACACCAACAAATCAAACTTTAGAAGAGTTATATGCAAAAGAAATGAAATATGTGGTGAAAGAAGTTTCACCATCAAAAAATGAAGTAAAGGTAGATATTCAATTAATTAATAATATACCATATCGTAAGAATTTTGCTGGTATAAATAAAGATTTTGTTTATGTTCCGAATAGAAAAGGTGGTTCTGGTGCTGGGACAATCAGATTTGACAAAACTGATGGTAATGTTTTAATACTTACTCCTGGACAATCCGAAAGAGGGTTCACAGATGCTATGGTGGGTGGTGATATTATTATTAAGGGTATGTATGAATACACATTAACCGAAACTAAAATGGTAGAGATTAAGGTTAAGAAAGAAACTCAAGTTTTAGTTGATAAGGGAAATAGAAATTCTCCAAGACCTAAGGATAAAAAAGTATTATTCAATGATATTGTAAAAACTACTATCGATAAAGAACCTGTTGCAGTACGAGAAATATTAGAAGCAACACCCGGTCCTGACCAAGATTACGAAGATTATAGAGATAATGATGAGTATGGAAGTGTTTGTTTTACTGGGGATACAAAAATTAAATTAAGTAATAATCGTACCATTCCAATCAAGATGATGAGACCTGGTATGAAAGTTAAAACCGAACAAGGTTACGCAAAAGTATTAAAGGTAGTTAAGGATAATCGACCTTATGGAGATAAATTAGTTCGTTACAAAAATCTTACCACTACAGACCATCACCCAATTAAACATCAAGGTAAATGGTACTTAGCAAATGAAGTTGGTACTGAGTTTAAAGCTGGAGCATTAGATGTTTGGAATCTAATACTGGATAAACATCATACTATTATTGCTAATAATGTAACATCTGCAACACTTGGTAAGTGGAATAGTATTACTCATTTCTTAGAGAATAGAGATAAAAGAATTAATATGTTAAGATTATCTGAAGATTTTGAAGATAGTGGCGGAGGCGGTTCAAGTACCACAGTCAATACTGATAATTCTGCTGAAGAAGTACTTGCAGAAGTAATTAATAACATACCAGAAGATGAAAATGTTCCGGCAGATAGACTTCCGGCATCACCACTTGAACCAGATAACGAATATATTGTTGATGAAAGACCAAGACCAATTACAAAAGAAATAATTGAAGATTTTGCTACTGATGAAGAGTCTATTCTAAAATTTAAAACTGTCGTAACATTTGAAAACGAATTAGTTCCAATTGATGTGTTCACTCAAGTACCCATTGATTTTACAGCTAAGGTTGTTGAGATAATGGATTATAATAGAATAAGAGTTGATACTTCATATGAAGAAGGAGCAAATAAAGCAGACCATAGTGGTGAAGATAGATTTAATGATGTATTCACCGATATGTTTTTAACTTTTAGAAAAAATAAAGTAACCAGATTAAATACTTACATGGTTACTAAAGAGGGGTATCACTTATGTATAAATGTACTTGATGCACCCAAATCATCAGTTCCTGATAGTGATAAGAAATTACCGATACGTGATGTGGCAGATAGAACTGCACGATATATTAAAACATATTCACCATTACCAGAAACGATTGAGAAAAATGATTTAGTTTATTTCGTAGAAGAAAAAATGGAGCCATATGAAGATATGGTAAAATTAACAAAGTTTGTAGAAGAAACTCCTGAAGTATTATTTTTAAGAGTTCCAAATTTAAACTCAACAACAAATCCAATCAATTTTAGAAGTACTAATTATAAAAAGTATGATGATTTAATTGGAACTGATACACAAGTTCAGGAAGATATTACAAATTATATTCATTCAAGTAGTTTATTAGATGTGCAATTATCAATTGATTATTCTAAACGAACTGATGCAATTGGTTTAGACCGAACGGATTATGGGTTTGGAAACTTTATTAACTTTGGTGGAGCAGAAAATAGACTACGAAATTTTAAAAAGAAAATAACATTAATAGAGGGATATAAAACAGATTCACATAATTTAATAAACATATCTTCGTCAGCAGATACACGAGCTAGTATAAATATGAAGAAACGTCAAGTGGTAAATAGTTTCGACCCATATGAAAATTATCTATATACTGTCTCATCAAGTTACGCTACAAGTTCAGTTGGTGAATATTATACTGCCTCATGGCCTAAGACAAGTGGTTCAAGAGCAGATGGTACAGACTTTACGTTAGAACATACAAGTGGTTCAACATTCACTACTTGGTTTGATACTTGGACTGGATATGCAAAAGAATTTGATACTTATAACCAAAATAGTTTAGTAAATAATTTACCACTTCATGTGGCGAGTGATACAGAGAATAAAGTATTCTTAGATTTTATGGATATGACTGGACAACAATTTGATGAGATATGGTCTTATATTAGACACTTCACGGATATAAATGAAAAGAGTAATAAATTATCAGAGGGCATTTCAAAAGATATAGTTCGCGAAGTAGCGAAGAGTATGGGATTTGAAGTTGATAGCGGAAATGATTTAGTTATCTTACCCGAATACTTGTTAGGTAAAACCGCAGATGGTGCAGATAAATATGAATCACCACAAGAAGAATTAACCGAAGAGATATGGAAACGAATTTTAGCTAATATGCCGTTCTTTATGAAGAACAAGGGTAACCAACGAGCGATGAAAGGGTTGATAAATTGTTATGGTATTCCAAGTTCAATACTAAGAATCCGAGAGTATGGTGGACCAGATTTAAATGATAGTGTTAGTTATGAAATAAAACGAAAATTTAGTTATGCTGCGGATTTTAAATCGAGTGAGTATTTAAAATTCCCTTGGCAAGATGATGGTACGAGTGGAATTAAACCAGAAACTATAGAATTTAGATTTAGAGCACCCACTTCAAAGGATATGACAATTGTTCAGAAAGGTGTTGGTAATCATAGTTTTGCAATTCAATTACAAGATAACGGAGCAACCGATTCTTATGGTAAGTTAAGATTTAGTGTATCTGCATCAACAGGTATTCAATTTATGACATCATCACTACAACCATTTTATAATAATGATATGTGGAGTGTGATGTTAACACGAGTATCACAGAGTGGATTAGATTTAGTAACAGATGCAAACGCACAAGATATAACATATCAGTTAACATCAAAACAATATGATGCTACAAGGCAAGTTATTTTATATCAAACAAGTGAGAGTGTAAGTATAGATGGAAATGCTTCTGCTGGAGCAGCATTTAATAATGCGTTCCATACTGATGGTACATTTTATATAGGTGGTAACGGAGAATTTGGTACAAGGTTTAGTGGTTCAATGATGGAGTTTAGATTGTGGAGTGAACCATTATCACAAAGTGTATTTGATAATCATGTCCAAGCACCAAAAAGTTATAATGGTAATACTACAAGTTCTGCTTATGATAATATGATATTTAGATTACCAATAAATGATAATACTGATTTAAATACTTTACCAGAATCGGTAGATGATAAATCATATAAAACATCTTATCATACAAGTGCAAGTGCAGTTAACTTTAGTGGTAATCCATTTAGAAGTTTAGTAGACCAAGAAAAATTAAGAGTTCCAAACATTGGACCTCAAAGAAGAAACGCAACAAAGATTAGAAGTGAGGCAACTAAACTAAGTGGTAACTTATCATCAAACATTAGAGTTGAACAGTCATCAATGGATTTTGCACCAACAGATAGTAATAAACTTGGTATATTCTTTTCACCTACTGATGTAGTGAATGAAGATATAATGTATTCCTTAGCAGATATAAACCTTGATAATGAAATTGGTGACCCAAGAGACCAATATGCTGATACCTATCGAGGATTAGAGAGAGTACAGCGAGAGTATTGGAAAAAGTATAGTCGTTCAAATAACTTTTGGGATTATATGAGAATCATAACTTTCTTTGATGGAAGTATTTGGAGTCAATTAAGGAATATGGTCCCAGCAAGAACAAATGCAACACTTGGTTTATTAATAGAACCAAATATTTTAGAGAGAAGTAAACAGGTAGTGGGTAAAGTACCAAGTTTCGAAAATACATATTATGAAAATGCTAATCAATTTGGAGATGGAATACAATTATCAAGTAGGTTAAGTAGTTCTGCAGCACCTAATCCATTTACACTTTCGGGTACATTACCTTTATATGAGGGTGAAATTAATTTATATACAATGGATAGTGGTTCAATTGGAATACTTGGGAATCCAACATTAAATAAGATAGCAGAGATAGACCCAAGAACACCATTCCAATCACTTTATGCAACAGCAAGTATTACATTCGGTGATATAGATATAACATTTGAAGAAGCGGTGCAACCTTTTATCACTGCTTCAAGATTATCAGAACATAATGATATTAAAGTTCCTTACTATACGAGTTCATTATCGGATTCAATAGCAAAGGGATATGGATATCATACAGAGTACAATGGGAATTACCAATTTAGTGCATCATACGAAAGAAGTTCATACACGAGTGTAGCACTTGATTCATCACTATTTAGGTTATTCTATAAAGGTAGCAATTTAACAAAAAACAACACGATAGATGGATTAGACCCAGTTGAAATAACGATTACTACACCTTCAAGGTTGGTAACACAAGAACCTGGTGATTCTAAATTAAAAGTAGAGTAAAACTTTGCATTCTTATATTTATATATGAACGCTATCCATCTTAGTTCAATTCAACAGGAGTAAAAAAAATGGGATTTTTAAATAACACAAGCGTAACCGTCGATGCCGTTCTTACGAAGAAAGGTCGAGAATTACTCGCAAGAGGTCAAGACGAGTTCAAAATAACGAAATTTGCTTTAGCAGACGATGAAATCGATTATCGTTTGTGGGATACAGCACATCCTAATGGTTCTAATTATTATGGCGCAGTGATTGAAAACATGCCGTTATTAGAAGCATTTGTAGATGAGAATCAAATATTAAGATATAAATTAGTATCTCTTCCAAAGAATACTGCGAAACTTCCTATCTTGGAAGTTCCATCACCATCATTGGTTTTTAATGGACCTGGTATTACCCAGACCATTACACCAAATACAAGAAATGGTAGTGATGCTGAAGGTGGTTATAGTTTCGTATTACACGATGCTACTATCGCTAACTTAACACCAGTAATCATTAGGAAGAATAAAAAGAGACGAAAGAGTAAAAAACTTAAGCTTGGAGCAGCTCAAAAATTTGGAGCAGCAGCACTTATGAATGAATTTGATTTCATACAAAAAGAAGATATAGCAGATTTACAAATGAACACGGGTGCAACAACACCAGTATTCCTAAATGAAGAAGAGAGAAAGCGTTCAATCACTTTATCTGGACATTCAGTAAATCTTGTTTCTCGTTCAGTAACAACAGATACTTCAACCAATATAACGGTCGTGGGATTATCAACAGGTGCTACATACAATGTGGCAGTTACGATAAAAGCCGACCAGAGTACACTATAAGGAGTAGATGATGTCAGTATTTACAAGATTCGATTTTTCAAATGATGTAGTGGAAAACCAACGAGTTAAAATATCGAGTGGTATTTTTAGTGGTGGAAGTGGAACAATGACCGCATTTTATACTGCTTCTTCACAAGGACAAGTAACAGGTTCTCACTTATCGATATATCACCAAGACCCCGCTACTAATGCTTCAACCGCAGAGATTCAATTTTCGTTGGGATATGCTCACTTTCAAGGAAGTGGTTCAGCAGGAAACACCACAAAGTTAACAACAGGTGGTAGAGATTCTGCAACAATGTATAGACAATTTTCTAATGTATTGTTACCACCACTAACAGAAAAGTTTAGTTTTTCAAGTTCGCCATCGGCATCTGAAGATTTCTACTTTGTTAGTTTTAACAGAGCACGAATGAGAGAAAAGATTGACCCTGGTAATTGGGAAATTAAAGTTGGTACGACACACTTGATTGATGATAGTGGTGCTACAAATAATCCTACAGTCAATGAGGGTGGTAGAGTGTATAATATTGTTTCGGGTTCATTAGAGACTGGAACTGGTGTTATTAAAACTGCAGCAGCTTCACAAACTGGTGGAGCAATTGGAGCATTTTATCCTGATTTGGGGATTATATTATTAAACGCAACACATATGGATGACGTCGCTGGAATGGGTACTGCAAGAAGTACCGATTCATTTGATGATAATCCTAAAAAGTTCTTTAATAAAATTGTAACTGGGACGAAGTTCCAAGTTCGTAGAGAAGAAGAAATTAGTTCTACTAACTTCTTTTGTAGGGTTAATAATAAAAAGTATAACTTTAGTTCTAACCCAACTTTCTTTACAGGTTCAGATGGAGCTATGACAAACTCAACATTCTTTAAAGACCCTAAAGTGTACATTACACAAGTTGGACTTTATAATGAAGATAATGAGTTGTTGGCAGTTGCAAAATTAAGTAAACCAATATTAAAATCATATTCAAGAGAAGCTATTATAAAAGTAAAACTTGACTTCTAAAGGGGAAGGATAATGTTAAAAAACATTGACCCGTCCGATAAGTCAATCAAACCTTTTAAAGTTTTTAAAAACTTCACTCTCACTAATATTAGTAGTGGGAGTGGACATTTAACTTTAAAAGCAGTTAGTGGTTCTATTCATAATTTTATGACTGGGTCTGCCGCTTCACAAAGTTTCGGTAGATATGTCCACGCAAGTGGTGGTTTTGAATTTGGAACATATTATGATATTCCAAATTACTTTATGATTAAAAACTTATATTATGAAAATGATGAACCTTTAAGGACATTCGGAAGTAACAATTACAAAAAAACTAAAAAAGTATTAGGTGGTAGTGCACGAGTATTTACTATCCCACGAAACTTATTTGGTGAAAAAGTAAAGCCGGGTAGTATCCAAATGGATGTAACTACTGGTGGAGTTACCTATGATTTAAGAGATGATGGTGATGGTAATATTTATGATTACAATTACTCATCAAGTTTTGCAGCGTACAAATCATCATCATGGGATTATGATAAAGCGGATGCAAACGGAAGTGGTTCTCAAGTAGGAAACGCTTTTTACGAGCATGGTGTGATAGTAATCACAGATACAGGTTCATTATGGAATGCTGGAACTGATACTGGACACGATTTAAAATATAAATCTACACAAACAATATACGAATATGAATATATTGTTACGTTAGAACCAAACGAATATAATGCCACAACAAACATAAGTACAACATTTGAACGGAGTGGTAGTATATCTATAGGAAAGGGTAGTAAAAATATTTCACAATTCTTTCCACCTAACTCAGACCCTACAGGACATGGGACTGGGAGTTATAAAGATGAATATAATGCAGCAGTAAAATACGAGGGATTTGTAACACATTCAGATTTCGAACCTTATTTAACAACAGTCGGTTTGTATAATGATAATAATGAATTATTGGTAGTTGGTAAATTAGCCAAACCAGTAAGGTTATCTAAAGAGACACAAACTTCAATAGTTGTTAGATTTGATGTTTAATTTATAAATATATTATATTTATTATAGGAACAGACATTCCCACATATATCCGTTAGCATACCCGCGACCGGAAGGTTAATACAGATAGAATAACACATTACTGGAGTTTTGAATGTTTAATAAATATTTAAAGTCTATGGTTCTATTATTGGTACTTTCCCTTTCGTGGGCACAAGAGCCAATAATTCGAATCAAGCAAACAGGTGAATATAATTTACCAAAAACTTGGTGGAGAGACTCAGATACTTTCCAACTACAGACATATCTTGCGGATGATACAAATAATCCCGCTTTATATAACAATAACTTTGATGCATTTAGAGATAGTGTACTGACTATGGAAGTTACACTTGATGATAATGGTGCAGATATTACTGCATTCAGATTAGATATAATCTTTGATAATGATTTAATCGATTGGGACCACAATGATACTGAAGTAATAAAAGGTTCTCACTTATCAGCTGCAACCGAGGGAGATTCTACAGCGGGTGCGGATTACTCATATGAAGTAGTTCATTATTCTGATGTTGGGTATATAGATTCAATTCAAACTGCAAATAGTGAAATATCAGAAGCGAATGCACGATATGATTGGTTAAGAATTACTATGGTATCACACAACGGAAACACTTTTAAGTTTGGTGGTGGTAATGGTGTACAGAAACAATTAATAAAATTAAATTTTAAAATAGATGATGTGGTGGATAATTTTCAACCACAATCATTTAGAATACCAACACTTTATAGTGGTGGAATGGGGTACTACACTTACGCTTCAGACGACTATCTATTAGATTACAAGGTTTACATCGATGGTAACTGGGGAACAGAAGAAACTTATGATGGTGGAGCTCGTGGAGATATTTCACTTCATCCAAAACTTTTAGATGTTGAGGGATTCTTTAGATACGCTCAACGTAATGGTACTGATGATGATAAAACTTATCCATATTGGAAAATTAAATTTGAATTGGATGCTAGTAATCCGTCAAGTTATTCCACTTGGTATAATATAGAAGGCATACCTAATGATGTAAATACTGCAGATGAGGATTTATCCGATGATGTAATTGGTGACCATACTTCTACATTTTGGTATGATGATAAATCTACAACTGCAATGCAAACTTTACCAGGTGAGGGATTCTTAGGAATTAGTTATTATGATTCGACATATACAGATGATAGAGGATATTTTAATATTCAATTACCACGAAACAATTATTATCGTGTTTCATTTTTCCCACCAGATGCTGAGGATAATATAGAAACTCATACTCAACTCGAACTTGATAGGTACGCAATTACTAATCTTAATGATGCAATTGCCTCATTCAATTTTCAGTCTAATAAATTTAAATCCGTAGTGGGAGTTGATACTTTAAATTCAGTTGAATACTTTATCGGAGATGTTGATGGAGATGATGTATTTCAATTAAATGACTCATATTTTTTATGGGCATATACATCACAGATACTTGAAAACTACACTCACTTAAATGGAAACTCTTACGAGAATTGGGGTACGATAGATACTTTAAGAGAAAATAATCAACCATTTCCTTATGTTTGGTATGAGAGTTTAGGAGCACAGAAGTATGAATTTACAGTCTTTCCTGATGCAGATTTTGACCAAAGTGCAACATTACAATTTGGACAGATAGAAGTTATCAACCCACTTATGAATACAATTCAGACTGGATTAGATACATTAAGTTTAAACTTAGGTGCAGGTATATCTACATATGGTAGTGATGCTAATCCAGATGTTACACTTCCTGATTGGGCATATTTCTTTACAGGAGATATTAATGCAACTGGTACTAAAGTTGATGAAACAGATGGTGATGGATACATTAATGTAAACGGAAATACATTTTATAGATGGGGCAGTGGTACTGCACCAGGTACTTGGGCAAATAAAATTGTATCATCTACACCCGATGTGTTTTTTACAATGCCAGCAGATTCAACTGTCAGGGTTCAAAGTGGTGACCAAATAGAAGTTCCATTATATATTACACCTGAACAATTAAAAGCAATTCAAGTTGCTGGATTTGAGTTTGAAGTAGAGTTTAATACTAATCAATTAAAATTTATAGATATGAAAACGGATGTTCTTCCAGGCCCATGGTTTACTTATGTAAACGTACATGAAGCAGATGATATTGGGTATCAGAAAGTTTCCTTTGGTGGTATGGATTACTCACCAGGTAACGCACCTGAAACGTATTGGATAGATGAACCAATGATTGCGTTGAATATGATTTTTCAAGCAAACTTTCCAGATTCGGAATGGACTGAAGCAGATGTGCAATTCGTAGGAAAGTATTCCGCGGGAGACCCAAGTGGTAATGACTTATTAGTAGATAGACAAGATGGTAAAGTATTGGTATGGAATAAGTATTGGGCATTCGGTGGTGGTGAACCAAACGATGATGAACTAACTTATAACTATCCAAATCCATTTGATGAAACTACTAAGTTCCAGTTCTTTGTAGATGAACTAACCGATGTAAAGATATACATATTAAATTCAATGGGACAATATGTAGGTACATTATTAGATGAATCAGTTTCACAAGGTATTCATACATTTGATTTTAATAACCAACCAAGTGTTTGGTTACCTGAAGAAAGTGTTTATCAACAACACCAATCGTTAGAACCAGGTGTTTATATATTTGTTCTTGAGACAGATAAGAGAATTAAAGCAAACAAATTCACGGTCGTGAAATAGGAAGAGATGATGAAAAAAATATTACTAAGTTTACTATTATGTAGTTCATTATTCGGACAGGTTAATAGAATATTAACATTATCACCAACTGCAGAAGAAGCAAGTTTAGGAAATCAATCATTGACATTTCATAATCCTGCTCGTAATTACTTTAATACTGATAGTTTGGTGGATTTAAGTTTTACCCGAGTAAATTGGTTAACTAACATCACGGATGATATGGGATATAATTATGTTGGTGTTGGGTATAAAAACATAACCTTCAGTTTATTATATTTTGATTATGGTGAACAGAACATCGCGGATGAGTATGGGACAATATCAGGAAGGTTTGAACCTAACTCTCTTGTTGCATATGTAGGCTGGGGTACTAAGTTAAAACACAAGAAAAAGAAAGTGGAAAATATTGCTATAGGTTTTGGTGGTAAAATTGTTAACCATACATTACATACCGAATCCGCTACTGGGTTACTCGTAGATGCAGGAATACATTTCAACAATCTATGGGAACGAGTTGATTTAGATATTATGATTAAAGATTTCGGAGCCGCACCAGAGTTTAATAATTACAAAACAGAAGTACCTACAAGTTTTAGTGTAGGATTTTCAGTACCAGTAAAACAATTTCGATTCTATAATCAATGGAACTTATACAACGGGTGGTACACTCATGGTCAGGGTTTAAAATATAATTACAAAGATTTATTATCTACTAACATTGGATACTATAACGATGTAGAGTATGGGTTAAATTATTCGTCAGTAGGTTTAGATTTTAAATATCAAAGTTACAACATAGGAGTGGGTTACATCATAGGTGATGAAACATTCCCATTGAGTAATACTTTTCAATTAACAATAAACGTGGAGATATAAAATGTGTGAATGTAAAGAATGTAAATGTGGCAGTACTTGTGAATGCAAGTGTTGCGAATGTTAAAATAAGGAGTTAGTTATGGCTAAAGACATAGTTGATGCAGAGAATCTCGTTGAAGAGATTAAAGGGAAAAAGTTTGGATTATCGATTAATAACATTGTTGCTATTGTTACTTTTCTTTCTACCGCTATTGCTGGTTGGTATAGTTTTACTGCCCGCATTGATTCGTTGGAAGAAGTAGTTACAGGGTTTGCAGATGCAAGTGATATCGAAATCGTAACAGAAAAATTCAATAAGTATGATGAGATATTCGCAGGGTACGATAGTGAACTACAATATCTTCGTGAGAAAGTTGATAAACTAAAAAACCCAAAGATTAAATCTTATGATGGTGATATTATTAAACTCGAAAATGAGATTAGTAAATTACAAGGTGAGATTAAACGATTGGAAAAATTATTAAAAGACCCGTTATCTGATTTTAGATAGGTCGGAAAGGATTATATGATAGGATTACTCGAATTACTATTAGGTATTGTGATTGGGGTGGGGATATCTAATGTAGATATGAAACCAGTCTATCCAACTGATAGTACAAAGGTTAGTGCCGAGTATATAATAATTTATCAAGATTCTAATTTTGGTAGAGGATATAGTTGGTATAGATACCCAAATTTGTGGCATCAATCTACAGCGTTAAATTACAAATACGGATACCGAACACAAAGAGGAACTGATGTTCCAATGAGAACTTGGGGTGGTAAACGTAAAGTTAAAAAAAGTGGTGAATACACTAAACCTAAAGGCAAAAGGGGTGGTGGCCATAATGGTAAAAATAAGTCAAATAGGAGACAACAATGAATAAGATATTCTCAGTATTGTTATTAATGGGGTTGATAGGATGTGCTGCATCCGTATCGACTGAACAATATGTTGGTGAGTATGAAAAGCAGAAATCGGTAGATGAATTAGAAATTACCAAAGTAGACGGATTAAAAATCGTAGAGTTAAAGATTAATAAGGAACTTGAAGAAAGATATCCAGAACTTGCAGAAAAAAGGGTTGCATTTGGTCTTACCCAAGAAATGGAAAATGTGGCATCTTATACAGGTAGATTCAATCTTATTGAGGCTGATAGAGATAATCAATTAATGATGTTGAATGATTTAAAAGCAAACAACGCTAAAATTGATGTAGCTAAATATTGGGGATATGTTACCATTTATGATTTCGCAGTAAATCTTACTGAGGATATAAAAGGTGGGAAAATAATAACAAGTAATGAAACCATTATAGGTATTCAAGTTAAATTAGTTAATTTAGAAAACACCCAGTATGTTGTTGGTAGTGGACAAGGTAGAGCTAAAACTACAGGCCAAGGATTTTTAATGAATCCTAACATGGAGTTTAATCAAAGTTCTTTAAGTTCTGCAGGTAACAAAGCAATGGAAACTGCTGTTGTTAATGCAATCCGAGCATTAGACCGTAAGGGTTGGTAAAAGAAATGAATGTGGCAGAAATTAATATACTTAGTATTACTTTGTAGTACAATATCTGCCCAGTCGTTCTTCTATAGTTATATTGACCCCTGCAATCAGACAACGATTAAGGAGTCGTATTCACTACAAGAAGATGATAGTGGTGGATTTCAAGTTACTTATTATAATCGTACCAGATATTTTACATTTGAACAAGTTTTAAATGGGGAATTAGAAGCGTGGGCAGAATCAGTTTATAATGATTTTGAAGATTTATTTCCATGTGCAGTACGAGTTGCTGAAGAAATATTATCATCTGTTATTGCAAGTAGTGCTGCTTCACAATTTAGTAAAACCGATGATATCTCGGTTGATGCTGGTCAAATGAATTATGCAATTCAGAGTACTACAAGAGATTCGTTAACTGGCGACTGGATAACTTCATTTAATAGTGTTTATACTTCGGAGAGTTTTGATGGTAGTAGAACACATGATGGTAATTTTAATTTTACAGATGATTTAAGGAAGGGTTCGGTAACATACGGACAAGGATTTAAATTTAAGGCTAAGAAACAAAATGTACAAATAAATGGTACTGGATTAGCCTTTGAAACTTTTGAGGGGTGGGATTGGTTAGCTTCAATATCCTACGCAAAATCCCTACAAAAACCATTGGCTGAAGCAATTGTTATAACTGGAACGTATGGTAATGTTAGTGAATATAATTTTGCTAATATTAGTGTGGTGTATGGAATGAATTATCCACTTAAATTTCGTAATGTGGATTTGTTAATAAGTAATTATATGGCATACACAATAATGCGATATTATGAGGGTAATAATTCAGGTGAACGATATTTATTATTAAGAAGTCCGATAATAATGTTTCCAACCATATCGATGGATTGGAAAGTGGGTCAAGCATTCAAATTGAATCTTGGCTTCTCAATGGGTATAAATACGGTCGTAAATGATTATGGCGAAAGAAGTAAAACGTATAGTTTATTATTTGGAACTTACTTTTAAGGAGAATAAAATGAGAATAGTAATGAAATTTCTTTTAGGGTTCATAATAATGGGAATCATAAAAGGACAGGATTTACCAACACCTGCAATTGTGGGTGAAGATTTAGTTAGACCAACTTTGAGAATATCAGAGTTTGTAGATGTTTCTGATAGGGTGACAGTTGAAGATGAAAGAATAACATTTGGTATTCGACAACTATTACAAGAAGCATTTTCAGATACAAGGTATATTTTAACTGATGATAATAATTCAGATTTCGTAGCATCGGTAGAAGTAGTGTATCTTGGAAAACCAAATGAAGCATTTAGTATTGTAGGATTATTTAATCGTAGAAGTACTAAAACAGAAGTTAGGTTATTAGTTAAGTTGGAAAATTCCAAATCAGGTATCATTAAATCATCTAAAGGTGAGGGTGAAATTGCAACAACAATTACAGCGACAGGATTACAAATCTCTGAAGATGTACCATTCAACAAAACAGAGTTGGGTGGAGCAGTAAGAAAAGCTATTGATGATGCACTCTCTACACTTGACTAATGATTAAGAAAGATGCCATTTTTGGTGTTGTACTAAACATCTTGATAATATCTGCTGTTGTGGGTATAAGATATTATTACGCACAACAAGAAATGGATTTTTTAACCAAAGATTCAGGTAGACAAGAAGGATTAATAACTGTCAACAAAGTTGAGATAGATACTTTAAATCAAGAGGTTGAGTATTTGAGGGTATTATCAAATGACCAACACAATGAACTTCAAAATTTACAAGTAAAATATTACGAACAAGTAAAATGGAATACCGAGTATAATCAGAAAATTAAAAATCTGAAAGATGACCTCGATAGTCTTGGGATAGAATTGGGATTAGCATATATGAATACTATTCCGTTTCAATTTGAGTTTGGTTCACAAGATGCTTATATGAAAGTGTTTGGTGGAATGGGATATAAATTACAGAATAACGCAATAGTAGATTCAGAAACTAATGTTGGGTTTGATGGAAATTTAGCATTTGGTGCACCTATAATTGACCAAGTTGGGAAGTATGAATTTTTAGCATATAACGAAGATAGAGTTTGGGAATCTGATGGGAATCGAGTGGTGATGAATGGTGGTACAGCAAAAACCATTAAACTGAAACCACCAAGAAATCAGTTTAGTATAGGGCCATTTGTGGGAGTACAATATGATAAAAATACTGGATTAACTGAACCCGTAATTGGATTTGGTGTGACATATAATGCGTTGAAAATTTGGGATTGGAAATGATTGATAAGAAAATAGCAAAGTTAAAAGATGTAACCACTCGCCAAGACCAAAAACATTGGATTAATAAAGAGTTGGTTGGGATTATACAATATCGTCAAGCTAGAAAGTGGTACGTATCTTTAATTATTATGGTGATATTTATGAGTGTACTGATGTTGATGTTATTCTATATCGGACAGGGAAAAGACCTAATGCCAGAGTGGAAGGAAATTCTATTGGTGTTGTTAGGTGGGTTTATAGCAAGTTTTAGTAAAGTTGTTGATTTCTGGTTTAATAACCAAGAGAATGATAATAAGTTATTAGAACATGCAGATGATTAATAAAGGAGAGTAGTATGTTAGAAAAATTTATGATACAAGAATGGGGAATTGTTGGAGTTATTATTATTATGTTCTTTGGTATGTTAAGATTCTTAAAAACTCAGTTAATAGGTAAGCTTATTGAAGTTGAAGAAATTAATATTAAACTTATTGATAGGTGGAATCGTAGCGATGAAATAAGAGATAGGAGACATGAACAATTGTTAGAACAAATAAATCGAATAACCGATGATTTAAATTTTATTAAAGGAAAATCAAGTGCCAAGTAAAGCAGCAAAATCAAGAAAAGCAAGAAAACAAAAATTAAATGAGAAATGGAAGATTGAAGGTCGGACCGCCAATCAACATAAAAAATGGAAAGCTAAACAAGTTGATAACAAACCAAAGTGGGGAAGATGATAAAATTAAAAGAATTGATTGAATTACAATCTATGGTTTATACCGAAACCATAAAGCCTAAACACAAACAGAGGTTTACAAGACCTACACCAAGTTTTCACGAGAACATTATTATGCCGCGGTATCAACCACCCGCAAATGATAGTTCTACTACATTAGATGAAGTTAAGTATTTGGGTTCATTAAAACTAAATGAAGAATTGGTACTGAAGTATGAAGAAGTAAAGGATGTATATAAACCTTATGCAGAAGAACTTGGAATTGGTGAATATGTTGATAAGGTAATTCACGAATCCGTAAAGTGGATTATGACTTTGAAATATGATTATAATCGACCAAGGCCCTTTCAGATTGCTGAGTTCTATGGTATTAATTTAAATGGTACACAAACTGATAGTATGAAAACACCATCGTATCCAAGTGGTCATGCAATACAAGGATACCTAATCGCGGATATATTAAGTAAACACAATCCAAGTAATACTACACTATATAAAGAACTTGGGGAAGAGATTGCTCACTCAAGAATAGTTGGAAAAGCACATTATCCATCTGATAAGAAGTATGGAAAGAAAATTGCTGATGCTTTATTTAAAGGATTAAAATGATACCTAAATTAGCAACAATACATCTACTGATGGAGCGAGTTGATTTTCAATTCATTGCTTCTCAATTGGTTGAATATTATGGATTACGAAGTAAAGTGAAGTTTAACGTAAAGGGTAATAATGATGGTGATTATGATTGGGATAATGATATTATTAATTTACGAAAATCTTACAAAAATGTCAAGGAATTTATTGTAAGTGTTCTGCACGAAATTCATCATGCTGATATGGTTAAGAAATATGGTAGGAAGAAGTTCTTAAAGAAATATCAACAAGCAGATGATATGGCTGATGTACAAGGTTTTAGAAGATATGATGATAACAAGTGGGAAAAGAGAGCAGAGAATTGGGCTAAACAAGAATATAATAGAAAATGGAAAGATAAATTCTAATTTGAGCTTTTGTTCTGATATATATTATTAACTATAGTTATGTTAACATTAAAGGTTCTAAGAAAAATCACAACCTTATTTTTCTCTGAAATTATTACGTCCAATTAAAAAATAAAAATTACATTCTGAGAGATTTATAATATATTTATTAATAACTAATAATTAAAAGCTTTTAAATAATATAACTAATATTAACTTTAACTTAGGTTATACACTATGAAAACTCGTTCGGCAAAGAACAAAGGCAAACGTCTACAAAATTCAGTAAGAGAACTTCTTCTCGAAACATTTACAGATTTAGAATCAGATGATATTAAATCCACAACGATGGGTGAAAGTGGAGAGGATATTCAGTTATCACCTGCAGCCCGTAAACTTATACCATACTCATTCGAGTGTAAGAATCACGAAAAATTAAATATATGGAGTGCCTTAGAACAAGCAGAGGAATACTCACATAAAGGAACACCAGTTGTGGTGTTTAAAAGAAACAGGTCAAAGACCTACGCAGTAATAGAACTAAAAGAATTTGTAGAACTTATTAAATAATGGAATATTCATCAGACTTTAAATATGACTTGGGTGTCGGAAAACTTAAAGGAGAAACAAAACTTCATACTATGTTAGAGGATTCTAAAATAGAAGTTAAGTTTGATAGAAAGACAAGAGATACTGGTAATGTTTATATAGAGTATGAATCAAGAAATAAAGCTTCTGGTATTAGAACTACACAAGCAGATTATTGGGCATACTTTATTGAAGATGAAGAAGTATATGTAGTGTCAGTAGAAAAACTAAAGGAAAAAATTGCCAAACTAAATCCTAAAAGAATACCAGGTGGAGATAATAACACATCTATGGGGTTTTTAATAAAATTAGAGGAACTTATTAAATGAGTGTAACAACCATATCAGAAGATGGTAAAGAATACGATGATACTTTTGTAACAAGTATTGATTCAATTAACATATTGAAAGAAATGTTAGCTGATGATAAAACTTGTGATGAGAATGGAAAACTTACTGAGTATGGAAACAAAAAATTAAAAAGGTTACAAAAGAAGTGGTGTAGAGAAAATCAACACAAGAATTATAATAACGAAGATTATCAAAAATAATGGGGATTAATTGAGTCAGTTAGTTATAAACATATTAGATAAAGCATTAAAATCTAAGGGTACAAAATTAAAGAAAACAAATGAGTATATGTATTGGTCACCATTTGTTTCACATCATAAACAAAAATTACAAGTCAATATAGAGACTGGTAAGTGGCATTGTTGGGTAAGTAATCAAGGTGGACATAATCTATTTCAATTACTCAAACAGATAAATGCAAATCATATATTATATAAAGAATTAAGTGATGCTACTGGTAGTACATATTACCAAAAGAAAGATGATAAAAAGGAAATCGCGGTAACCTTACCCAAAGAATGTAAACCATTATGGAATGGTGGTGATTCAGTACAGAAGTTACACGCATTAAAATTTGTTATGGAGAGAGGATTATCTTACGAAGATATTATCAGATATAACTTAGGGTATTGTTTATCAGGTACATATCAGAATAGAATTATTATACCATCATATGATAGTGATGGAGTATTAAATTATTTCGTTGGTAGGGATTTCTATCAAGGCGGGATGAAGTATAAGAATCCACCCGTACAAAAGGATATCATCGGATTTGACCTATATGTGAATTGGGATGAACCGATTATACTTTGTGAGGGTGTATTTGATGCTATGGCCATTAAAAACAATAGTATTCCCTTATTCGGAAAAACAATTTTACCTAAACTTTATAATAAGATAGTCGAAAAGCGAGTCAAAGAGATAGTTATTTCTTTAGACGATGATGCGTACAAGTCATCTTTGGAAATAATATCTAAACTAAAGGCGTTGGATATCGATGTAAGGTTCATAAAGTTACAGGGTAAAGACCCAAGTGATTTAGGTTATTTACAAATGATTGACCACGTGTTATCATCTAATATAGTTGATTTTAAAGAATTAATGAGGATGAAAGTTTATGGAAACAAACGATAACATATGGAAGTTTGGTGCAGGACATCATAAAGTGTATATAACTAATTCTAAGGCATACAAGAAAATAAAAGTGTATTTGGGAATTTCAAGAGATAGTTATTATAAGAAAAATGGCAAAGTATTTGCATGGGATATTACTTGTGAAAATAAGAAATTATCCAAAGTAAAAAAAATACTAAAGGAGTATTCTTGATACAGGAAAAAGTTAAAGTTCCTTTCAGAAAATTAAAATATATACACCATATTTCCGACATACAGATTAGAAATCTGAATAGGCATAAAGAATACGAACAAGTATTTAATGGGCTGTATGAGGAAGTAAAAAAGAATCCAAAGAATGCAGTTGCATATATTGGTGGTGATATAGCACATAGTAAAACCGAAATGTCTCCAGAGTTAATTGACCAATTATCTCGACTATTCAAAAATTTAGCAGACATATGTCCTACAATTATTATTGCAGGAAATCACGATTGTAATCTAAATAATCTAAATAGAATGGATTGTTTAACACCTATCGTAGAAAACTTAAATCATCCGAATTTACATTATTTAAAACGAACAGGTGTATATACATTTGCAGATACTGATTTTGTAGTATGGGATGTTTGGGATAAGGAATCCGATTACATTAAAGCTAAAGATATTCCAGGAGATAATACTAAAGTTGTATTGTTTCATGGAACAGTCGATAGAAGTGAAACTGATTTGGGATTTAAGTTACCAAGTAAAGTAAAGATGAGTATGTTCAAAGGATATGATTTTGGATTACTTGGTGATATACACAAAAGACAACATTTAAATAAAGAAGAAACTATTTCTTATTGTGGTTCGTTAGTACAACAAAATCACGGAGAGGATATTGGTAAGGGTTATTTACTTTGGGATGTTCCTGCCCGCAAATCGGAGTATATAGAGATACATAATGATTATGGTTATTATACGATTGATATTGATAATGGTAAGTTACCTGATTTAAGTGATTTACCAAATAAACCACGAGTTCGGGTACGAGTAAGTAATACAAAACCTGCTCAATTAAAAAGGTTAATGACTAAGATTCGGAAAATGGCTAAGATTCAAGAATCAGTTGTAACACGAGTAGATGGGTTATCAACGGATAAGATTCGAAATAAGAAAATAAACATTGGTGATGTAGCAGATGTAGGTTATCAATATAAATTAATTAGTGAGTATTTAAATAGCAATTATATGGTGGATGATGACACCATGATAAAGATAAAAAAAGTACTTACCGATTTAAATTCAGTTGTACCCGAAGCAGATATCCAACGAAATGTAAGTTGGAAATTAAAGAAATTTGAATTTAGTAATTTGTTTAGTTACGGAGAAGATAATGTAGTAGATTTCACAAAACTAAATGGTGTAGTTGGATTGTTTGCTCCTAACGCTAGTGGTAAATCTGCATTATTAGATGCTCTATGTTTTAATCTATTTGATATGAGTTCTCGTACATTTAAAGCTGATAATATTATCAATAAAGCAAAAAGTACATTACATTGTAAAGTTAACTTTGAAATAGATGGTATGGATTATTTTATCGAGAAGAAAGGTAAAATAAATCTAAGGACTGGACATGTCAAAGTTGATATAGAATTTTGGATGATAGATGAGACTGGTGAGAAGTTATCATTAAATGGAGACCAACGAAGAACTACACAAAATAACATCAAACGAGTTATTGGTAATTATGAGGATTTCATTCTTACATCTATGAGTTCACAAAATAATTCTACAGTCTTTATAGATAAAACACAAAAGGAACGTAAAGAGTTATTATCCCAGTTTATGGGATTGAAGATATTTGATACTTTATGGCAACAAGCATCTGAAGATATTAAAGAAGTGAATACACTTTTGAAAGATTTTAAGAAAGCAGACTATGATAGTGAGTTAGCTAATATAACTGATGAGTTGATTCTACTTGAAGCAAAAGAAACAGATTTCAAGACAGATGAGACGGGATTGAAGAAACAGGCAAAATCGGTATTGGATAATATTAAGAATCAAACATTAAGATTGAAACCAGTAGATGATACATTAAGACCTATAGATACCTTAGAAAAGGAACACTCTAAGTTAACAACATTATCGGATAATGTCAAGTTAAAATTAGATGAGTATATGGTTGAACAATATGACTTTGAAAAAGCAACTCAAGAGATAGAGAATAAGATTGCAATCTATCAAACTGATGGTGTAGATGAGAAGTATTTTGAATTAGAAAAATTAGAACAAGAAATAGATTTGTTTCAAATTGAAGTAGATAAATTAAGAGCAGATGTTAGGGTTAAATTGGATAAGATTGAAAAGCTTGGTAATTTAACACATGATGAAGATTGTAAACATTGTATGAGTAATCCATTTACATTAGATGCTATTCAAACGAAAGAGAATCTTGATAAGGATAAACTACTTGCACAACAATATCTACAAAAGAAACAATTGATGGAAGATGAGATACAGACCAGATTCAAGGTTCGTGCATTTAAAAAAGATTTGGATACATTATCTGACCAATTAAATGAAAAGGGTAGATACCACGATAACATAACATCTAATATAACACTTATAAAAGAAAAGCAAAAAAATATAATTGCCCAATTTAGTTTAATCACAAGTGATATTACAAAATCAAAAGCACAAGAACAGAATGTTGTATTTAATTCACAAGTAGAAAGTGAAATTGATAAGTTACAGACTAACAATGATGATTTGGATTATCAGTTAGATATGGTTGCTAAAAAATTAACTACGTTACATGGTGATATTCAAGTATTGAAAACTAAAGAAACACAAATCAACGATAATATCAATAAAGTAGAAGAACTCGAAGATTCACATCAGGCATATCAATACTTACTTGAGGCAATTAAACGAGATGGTGTTCCTTATGATTTGATTAGTAAATCATTACCCACAGTCGAGGGTGCAGTAAATGATATTCTTGCACAGATAGTTGATTTTAGTATTGTGTTTAATATGGATGGTAAACAAATAGATACTCACATCGTATATGATGATGATAGAGTTTGGCCATTAGAATTATCAAGTGGTATGGAACGATTCGTTAGTTCTCTTGCAATAAGAGTTGGTTTAATGAATGTTAGTAATTTACCACGAAGTAACTTCCTTGCTATTGATGAAGGTTGGGGAACGATGGATAGTGAAAATTTAAACTCAGTTTCACAATTGTTCCAATATTTGAAATCACAATTTCAATTTACAATGGTAGTTTCACACATAGAAACTATGAGAGATTTTGTTGATACTCTATTAGAGATTAAGAAAGTTGATGGTAGTTCTTCAGTTAAATTTAGTAGGGATTGATGGCATCTTAGCTTTAGGTGTAGAACCACCTTTCATCTTACCCAATGTTTGATTGATAAAAGAAGAACAATTAGTTCTATTCTCTTTACAATAATACTTTAGCCATTCCATAACATCTTCATCTAATGTGAAGTTATATCTTTTTTTCATTTTTATACTCACTTTATACTCATCTTATACATATAAATAAGTATCATTATTTTAAATTTTAATATTTATATAGGACTACTTTTATAACGAGGTACACACTTAAATGGCAATCTTAAAGAGAATCAACAAATATCAAGGTTTAAAGGATATAGATATACTTGTCGAAGAGACTGGGTTAACTTCCCAATACTTTCAAGTTTACGATTTTCCAAACCAAATACCACAAGGTAAATCATCATTCTTAGTTGCAGGTTCACCTTTCTTAGCAGACAATGTAGAACTTAAAGTTGAAATATTAGATGCGGGTGGGAACACTGTCTATACTGAAGCAATAACAAATTATCTTGAGGGTGGTGCACGCCGTGTATCAATAGAGGTATATGATGATGTTATACCTGGTGATGGTTTTATGTATATTGTTGGGGAACTTAAAACTAACTATCAACAGATATCAGGTTTAGAAAACAACAAAGATGAAATAACTGATTCTCAGATAACCGACCCTAAAAGTTTTGGAAACATTAATCCAGCTAATTTATCCGAAGAATTTATAGACCAACTTACTGCACAAAATGCTCAAGATGTTCCAACAGAATTTCAAGGTGTTTATAATGTACGATATGTAAGACCAATTTTTATTAATGCGGCATTACCTAATTCACAACCAATTTTCTTTTATCAACAACCAAGAGTAACTGTCACAGAAGTTGTTAAACCTTTTATAGAACAATTAGCACCAAGTGGTTCAGTTGTATTGAGTGGTAGTATTGAAGCAAATCCTGCTCCAGATTTAACACCACTACCAGCACCAATTGCTCCACCACCAGGATTTCCAAAGAATCCAACAGCAGAGGGATTGGGTCAGATTGGACAAATAAATGAAATATTTAAATCAAGTAAAAAATCAAAATCAAATCCATTTAGAAATTCTGGGTTTAGGTCAAGGGGGAGATTAGTAAGAAGGTCATCACCTGAACAAGATAGATTCTCAATGAGAGTACACCAACTTGAAGAATCAAATGAAACCACAAAGGATAAGGCATCGAGTGCATTAATTGGTGCAACTCTAACTATTAAATCACCAAAAATTGATTTAGTTAAATATCCAGCAGAAGAGTTTGATGTACCTACTTCATTCCATACAAGTATTAAAAAAGTTTTAAATGAAGAAACGATTGTACCAGTAGATGATTTCTTTATTACAAGAAAAGATACATTAGAAAAAATACCAGTTCCAATTATAGCAGACGAGGTTGCTGGGAATGGACAATCTGAAGTTACAATGTCTTATACACCTTTTCCTGAACAATCACTTAGTGCAACACATAATCGTTCTTTTGCTGATGTAACAGTCGCAAACCTACGAACATTTAGTGGGGATGTTTACAAGACAAAAATTTATGGAAAGAGTCAAGGTTCACTTGGAGATTTTGAATTACTACATGAGGGTACAATCGAATCCCCACAAACTTTAATAGACCCATATAGTGTAGATGGATTTTTAAATATAGGTTATTTTCATACTCAAAGTATTGTTGATAATTATTGGTTGTTAAATGGTGGTACTGCTGCAAGAAATGATAGTAAGATTTTAGATGGTATTGAGATTAGTGGTTCAAACTATGCAGTAGGTTCATCAGTTGAACTTACAACATCGGGTAGTTTTGCATTAGAAAAGGGTGTACCTTATTCAATTACTTTTAATGCACATTATTTCAAGGAAGATAAAGTACAAGATAACGATGATGTAGAAAAAGATTTTGAGTTAGATGTATTGGTATCGGAAGCAGCATTAATAGGTGGTACTTTATCCGATACATATCAATCAGTAGGTAAAGTAGATATAGGGAATAATAACTTAAATGAGGGTTCAATACCAGGTATTTATACTACGTTCATAACGCCGAGTGATATTGGTCCAACTCTTAAATTAAAATTTAAATTAAATGCTGGTAGGGCAATTATAAATGATGTAGTTGTACGACCACACGCAGAAACAAACTTTAATCCAGATTACTTTAGGGTAGTACTTCCGATGGCATATCCATTACCCAAACAACCAGATTTATATGATTTCTTAGTAGAGTTTTATGATGTAAATAATAATATTGCAGAAACATTCACGATAGGTCAAAACATAGAATTTACAGGTGCACCATTAAATATCGATGGTGAGGATAACTTACTTAGTGGTTCATTATACATTGGTTCTACACAAGGTAGTGGTTTTGAGATGGCAGGAGTATCTTCTGCATTCTTACGGTCTATTGGATATAATGGGTTTGACAGAACAATTGCAGAAAGTAAGGGTGGATTTTTATTGTGGAGTGGTTCTATCGGGGATAGATTAACTGCAAGTGAAGATTATGATGGAGTTGGGTTAGAGATAGTAGATGCTCATACTTCACAAGATAGATATTTAAAATTTAGAACAAACCCAAGCACATTTGAAGTTGTTACCGACCAGTTCTTCTTAGGACAAGCTGGTAGTTCTTTTGTAAGTGGTTCAAATGGTAACATCGAAATATTCTCATCAGGTACTACAACATTAAGTGGTAGTAATGTAGATATTTTAACACCTAATTTTTTCTTAGGTGGTTCGAGTGCATTTGTAAGTGGTAGTGGTGGTAATATAGAAATAAGTTCAAGTAATTTCCATGTCACTCCAGAGGGTAATGTTACAATGAGTGGTGATATTACTGCAAACGCTGGTTTCATCGGTGATTGGGCAATTGTAGATGGTCAGATAAGTGGTAGTAACATTACATTAAATGCTGATAATTCTACAATATTTAAAACAGACCAAGGGCCTGGCAGTGATTCATCAGCAGCATTTGATGCATTAAGAGATGAGTATTATATAGATTTTACACCGACCGAAGAATCTCCAAATAACTATTATATTAAAATGGGCCCAAGTTTTATGGTGGATAAGGATGGTATCTTAATCGCAAGTGGTGCAACATTTGAGGGAAGTATTACTGCATCAGAAGGTTTAATTGGTGGGTTCACTACAGATAGTCATTCATTCCATAGTAACAATATTTTCATAAGTGGTTCACCCGCAATTGGTGGAGTTGACCATCCACGATATATGTTTATCTCATCTTCAAATTTCAATGTAAAAGAAAATGGGGATATAACTGGTTCAAGTGCTTTATTTGATGGTAACACAAGTATATCAGGAACTACTACTATTGGTGGAAATTTAACTGTCAATGGTACAGGTACGATTGCATCATTTGGTTTAACAGAAACTGCAATATCAAGTTCTAACGATAAATTAATATTGAAATCAAGTGGAGAAATAACTTCATCTGCTGCTAGGATTGTTGGTAGTGATGTAGATATAGATGTTGAGAAATTCGAATTAGATGCTAATAATTTAGAAATATCTTCTACACATTCATCTATGAGTTTAGGTGAGGGTAAGATAGATTTAGTTGGTGGTTCTACTTCATTTATACAAGTTGGTTCTGCAAATGCAATAACATTGAAAGATGATGGAACTGATAGGTTTTTGGTTATTGGAAGTAAAACATCTTTCTCACATTTCAACCAATCTACCGCAGGAGTAATTTTAGGTACAGATGGTGGAACTACAAAATTTGAAGTAGTTGGAGATGCATCTAATTACATTTCTTTTAACGGAACAGCATTTGATATCAAATCAGAAGAATTTGGATTAAAGACTTCAACACTACACATATCATCATCTAATGGTGGTGTGATTGCTATGGGTTCTACAATACCACAAAAAGTAGAACAGGCTGGAATATTTTTAAGTGGTAGTGGACAATTTAGTTTCTACTCATCATCACGAGGACATATAGTATTCGATGGTACAGATTTTAAAATTGCCTCAAAGAATTTAACAATAGATACATCAACACTTGATATTAATACTGCGGGTGGTGGTAACATTGCACTTGGTAGTGGAACACCATCATTAAGTGCTGCAGGTATTTTCCTAAGTGGTAGTGGAGATTTTAATTTCCAAAAAGATGGAAATAACTTTATAAGACAGAGTGGTGGAGCATTCCAAATAAAAGCAGATACTTTTGATTTAGATGCTACAACACTCATTATGGATAGTGCTGGTGATAGTGGAAATGGAATAATTAGATTGGGTGCAAGTGGAGGCCCATCTAGTCCAACAAATGGTACTGCTGGTATTTATATGGATGGGGGTGGAGCACTTAATGTTGTAGGAAATGCTACAAACTTCTTTAGGGTAGATGGTGGTTCATTTACGATTAAATCCGATACATTTGATTTACAAACCACAACCTTTTCTGCATCATCTGCAGGTACTGGTAAGATTTCACTTGGACAAACACCACCTACAAGATACGATAGTGGAAATGGTATATTCTTTGATGGAGATGCTAACTTCCTAATCGGTAGTGCAAGTGGAGATAAGATACAATTTACCAATGGTGATTTTACAGTCCAAGTTGGTTCATTAGAATTGGATGCAAGTAATATAGAGATTAGTTCAACGAACGCTTCTATGTCATTGGGTGAGGGTAATATTATACTTGATGGTGCTAACAATAAAATTAAAGTTGGTAAAACTACTAATAAATTAATTGAGATTGTAGGTTCATCTACACAAGGATACATTGCAACAGGTAAAGATTCCGCTACATCTACAACCGCAGGATTTTGGTTAGCAAACAATAACACAGACCCAGAATTTGCAGTTGGAGATTCTACAGATTTTATTAGATTTAATGGTGGTAACTTAGATATTAATTCTCAAAAACTTGAGATTGCAGCATCCACATTACAATTATCCACAACCGAAGCAAGTATGAGTCTTGGACATAATGCACAAAGTGGTTCTTATGGTAGAGTTATATTAGAGGGTGCAGGAGTACCAACATTAAGAATTGGAAAACAAGCACACACCATTACACTTGCAACTGGTAGTGGTATTTATATGGATGGTGATGGTAACTTTAGATTTGGTGATGATGATGGTGGTATAAAATTTAATAATGGTAATTTCTCAATTACTGGTTCTGATGTAGATATTGATGTAACAGATATTAATATTACTTCGACTGGATTTAGATTATCATCCACAAATGCTTCGATGTCGTTAGGTACAAACGACCAATTATTAGTACACGCCAATAGTTCAAGTCCATTTTTAAGTATTGGACAATCTACAAAGGGTTACGGACAAACCGGAATATTTCTTGGGTATATAAATTCAGTATCAAGACCACGAGTTTCGTTTGTTGGTTCAACGGGTCATTTTAAAGTTGACCAAGATGTTGATATAAAAACAGAAACATTTGAAATGGATGCGAATAGTGGTGATTTACAAATATCAAGTGCTCATAAATCAATGTCATTGGGAGACCAATCTATTGTACTTGATGGGCCAAACAAAAAAATAACAGTCGGTACGGGTAATCAGATTAGTATCGTGGGTGGAGCATCAGATAACTTTATTACTATGGGTAGTAAAACGGGTATGGATAGTACTCAAGGTAGTGGAACTGCAGGTATCATTATTGGGATGGATGGAAGTAATCCACAAGCTGAATTTGTAAAAAGTGCAACCGAATATTTTATATACGATAATGGTATAGATATGAAAACACTTAACTTTGAGTTAGATGCGGGTACAGGAGATTTACAAATATCATCAGCACAAAAATCAATGAGTTTGGGTGATGGTAATGTAATATTAGATGGATTAGAAAAAGCAATTATACTTAATTCAGGTAGTAATTCGATTACTTTACAAACTAATGCTACTGATTCATTTATGGTAATGGGTAGTAAGACAAGTTTTACAGAAGAGGGTAGTGGAACTGCTGGAATATTAATTGGAATGGATGGAAGTAATCCACAAGCTGAATTTGTTAAGAGTGCTACTGATTACTTTATATTTGATGATGGTTTAGATATAAAAACTACTAAACTTGAATTGGATGCTGGTTCATTACAATTATCTAATACACATAATTCTATGAGTTTAAGCCCTGATAGTAGTAATCCTATCAGAATGGTTGGTGATGGAACTGATGCATTTATTACGATGGGTGGAAAATCAAGTTTTGGTAATGAGGGAAGTGGTACTGCTGGTATTATTATCGGTATGGATGCTTCTAATCCACAAGCAGAGTTTGTTAAAAACTCTACAAATTATTTTATATTTGATGATGGTATTGATATTAAAACTGATACTTTTAAATTAGATACTACACGATTAGATATCGATTCATCCACAAGTAGGGTTCAAGTTTTTGATAGTGAGGGTGATGAGGTTTTACGATTAGGAGAGATATCAGATAGTGCATCAGATTTATATGGATTAAAAGTTTATGATGGAGCAGGAACAGGTTCTACCGATACATTAGTAAAACTTGGTGGAGAGGGTAATGAAATAGCTGGTTGGACTATCACGAATGATAGATTATCTGGTGGTAATATGATTATCCGACAAGATGGTACGATTGAATCTGCAGGATTTGCAAGTGATGTTGCAGGTAGTGGATTTAGATTAACTGCCGCACAAGGTGGATTCTTAGAAGTAGAGAATGCTAAGATTCGTGGAACATTGGCAACTGCAGTATTTGAGAAAGAATCTGTCAACGCGGTTGGTGGACAATTATATGTAGCAAACTCTACAGTCTTAACATCAAGTGCATTTGCTGTAAATGCGATACATACAGCAGCACAAGAAACAATGTCAGTTGCAAATGTAACTGGTTTCTCATCGGGTGAAATTTTATCATTAAAGAAAGTATCGAGTACAGGTTTTGCAACAGAGTATGTAAAGGTATATAGTGCTTCGCGAGATGATATATCAAGCGATGTTAATTTTGCGGGTAACCTATTTGTTACTCGTTCATTTGGTCAAGGCGTTACAGGAGATAGTGGTTCTTTAGGAGAATCCCCAGCGGTTTCACAATCGTATAGTGGTTCACAAGTAATCGTATCGACTGGTAAACTTAACACAGGTTATATCAGATTAAACGCAAATCCAAATGATGAAACCACACCTTATATGGATATTGTTGAGAGAACGGGTAGTGGAATATATGATGTAGATTTAAAAGTTAGGTTAGGTGATTTAAGTGGAATAAGTAGTGGATTATTGTTTGGAAACACTTCACCTGGATTTGGTATCTTCACCGAGAATGGTTTCTTTAGTGGGGGTATAACTGCAACTACTGGTTCGATTACAGGTCAGTTATTTGTAAACACAAGTGATTCAGAAAGATTAATTTTAGGTGTTGATATAAGTGGTACTAACGATGGTTTACACATAAATGATAATAACTATTGGTACACGACTGGTGCTTGGAAAGTTGGTGGAAGTACTTATAATATTTCTAACGATTCAAGTGGAAATATATCCTTAAATCCAAAATCACTTGATATAAATGTAGGTACAGATTTTGAATTATCATCAACACACAAATCTATGTCATTTGCAGATGGTGATTTATTACTAAAGAAAGAAGGAAGTGATGCTTCAATTACAGTCGGTGGAACTACAAGTAAACAGATTACAATCAAGGGTAGTGATACTCAAGGATACATCGCATCAGGTAAAACATCAGCAACATCCACAACTGCTGGATTTTGGATAGCAAATAACAATACGGATACCGAATTTCATATTGGTGATGCTGGTAATTTCTTAAAGTATGATGGGGGTACTTTAACACAAAAGATACAATCTTACGAACTTGATGCTAATGAGGGTGATTTACAGATATCATCTACACACAAATCAATGTCCTTGGCAGATGGAGCAGTTATATTTGGACAGAAAAGTAGTGGAGTAGGGTTTGGACAATTTGGTAGTGATTCATCAAAAGCAATTCAGATAACAGGTAGTAATTCACAAGGTGTTATAAGAAGTGGTAAAGCATCTGCAGCAGATTTAACTGAGGGATTCTGGTTAGCAAATAACAATACTGATGCAGAGTTTCATATCGGTGATGGTACAAGTGCAATTAAATTTGATGATAATCAATTACACATAACTTCTTCTAAATTTGAACTTGACGCGGGTGAGGGTGATTTACAAATTTCTTCACTACATAAATCAATGAGTCTTGGGGATGGTTCTTTTGAAGTTATCGGTGACCAAACTAACAATCTAACAAAATTAAAAGTTGGACAACACACGATACAAAACATTCAAATGACTGGTAGTTCAAATGCTGGTATATTGAAAAGTGGTAAGAAAGGAATCAATGATTTAAATGCTGGATTCTATATGTCAAATGAAGCAGGTACTGCTAAATTTCATGTCGGTGATGGTACAAGTGCATTAAAGTTTGATGGAAGTAATCTACATATAACCGCATCACAAGCTAATTTAAGTGGTGATGGTGTAACTATCGATGTTAATACATTTGAGTTAGAAGCAGCAAATGTAGAAATCTCATCAGGTCAAGCATCAATGAGTGTTGGGTATGATGATAATATAGCTGGTGGTATAAATATTAAAGGTGGTGCAACATCTACTATTGGGTTTGGAAGTAAAGCAGCACCAAGAATGAAATTATCAAGTACTTCAACGGATAGTTACTTATCAATTGGTAACATCGCGTTTGGTAGTGAAACTACTGCTGGTATTTTAATTGGTAGTGATGATGGAAATCACGAATTTAGAATTTATAAAGATTCAGATGAATATTTTACATATGATGCTTCAAGTGGATTTGATTTAAAAACAGATTCATTAGAAATAGTAACTGAAGGATTAACAATATCTGGTAGAAGTGGTACAGCCGCAACTAACAAAATCTCATTAGGTACAATCACGAGTGATAGTGATACAAGTGGTCAAGGTGTATTTATGGATGGTGGCGGACACTTCAGAGTATTCGGAGATGCGAATAACTTTATGATTGTTGATGGTGGTTCATTACAAATTAAATCAGATAATGTAGATATTCAATCGACTGTATTCTCATTGGATGCAAATAGTGGAGATTTACAATTATCAAGTACACAGAAATCCGCATCATTTGCAAATGGTAAAATCGTTATAGAGGGTTCAAGTACTAATGGTAGTTTAAAAATTGGTGGAGTTGGAAGTGTTACAGATACAGGTGGAAGTAACAAAGGATTTTATGCAGAGGGTGATGGAGATTTTATCGCTAAAGCAGGAGCAAACGAATATATAAAATTTGATAATGGTAAACTTGGAATTAAAGCAAGTGATTTAAGTATCTTAACCACAGGTACAAATAAAATTAAAATGGAATCAAGTGCAAGTACACCAATAATCGCATTGGGTACAACACTTCCAACCGCATATAATAATGGTGATGGTTTTTATGTAGATGGTACTGGTAAGTTATTACTTGGTAACTCAAGTGATAATCATGTCAAGTATGATGGAAGTACTTTGACTGTTGCGGGTACGATTAATATTATTAGTGGAGATTTAGCTGGTATCGATGGTGATACAATTAGTGGTTCATATCCACCAGCATCTGCTTCACAAGATTTAAGTTTTGCAACACAAGTTGTGTTGGATTCTGCTGGTATGAGTTTAAAGAATGCTGATGCAAGTAAAACATTAGCAATTTATGGAGCAACATCAAAAATATTTGATGGTTTAAATTCTAACACTTATGTAGAGGTTGGTGGTAAAGGAATAACACAAGTTAGTGGAAGTGTAACGGGTAGTGTATTAACCAACGGAGTGTTGAGTTTATATGGTTCTGGTTCAGAAAAAGCAGTATTTAGTGGTACAGGTTCATTATTTAGAGGTGATACACAAAACACATTTACACGAGTAGATTCAAATGGATTAACAATTGTAGATAATGGAGTTACACAAGGTACATTCACAAATGGTACAATTAATCTTT